TTATTTTTTCTTGTAAATATCGGCGGTGCCGTGAATTTTGTTGTTTGTATTACCGGAAGTCAGCACCAGTACATCAGCACCTTCTTTATCGGCCTTTTCGACCAGTTCTTTTTTCGCATCGTCGACAGAGACTTCGTTAGCCGTGCTCACGGTACCGATTTTTTCGTACTGTGATTCAACTTTCTCAAACTCGTTTTTCGTCAGCAGTTCAGCCGCAAAGGTATTGGTGGTAAACAGAAATGCAGCGCCCATCAAAATAGCAGTCGTTTTTTTCATAACCTTTTTCCTTGAGATTAATCAGCAACTACAAAAAGCCCCACGAGTGAGAGTGAGGTGATATGAGCATGGTAGAGGAATAATAAAATTGCCACAGCGTAAGAAAAATACTGTTATAACAGTCAATTGTGCTGTGAAAAATGTGCGTTAACGCTACTTTCGCGATGGTTGTTTCATGAAGAAAATCAGGCTGGCTTGAAACTGGCATAAGTTACTGATTTTAAATGGCACGCCCTGTAGGATTCGAACCTACGACCTACGGCTTAGAAGAACGTAGAGTACTATTTAACGCACTGTAATATCATTGGTTTTTCCGCGCTCGCAACGCGTTTGTGTCATTACGTGTCATTACATGCTGTCGTATTTCCTTCTGATTCATCCATGCATGACACAACTGTGACACAGAGAATGCATAGCCATGCCTCATGGTATAGCTGTGTAGTTTCCTTCACATCACCGGGCAATCATCAAACTCACCTGTCCGCGCATCGTTGATGATGTACGTGATGACTCCAAATATTGGTAGCGCCCCGCTGATACCCTCGTCGTTACTAGGCAGCCTCTCCTTTCTCCCGTTCGCCACATTCTCAAGATGCGGCTGCGGATATGTGCGATATCTCTTTACTTTAAACTCACCGTTGCAGTCACAGATAAGCAGCGAGCCGTCACACGGCTTAAGCGACGAATCAATCACAAGCAGCGCATCCTTCATGATACCGCAGCGGTAGATAGTCTCACCCGCCCGCATGTAGTACGTAGCGGCTGGTTTCTGGATAAGCGCTTCATCAAGTGACAGACGACTTTCAACGTAATCAGCAGCAGGGCTCGGGAATCCCATGATACATCTCCGATAGTTACTGTATATACATACAGTAGTATCGATCGGCGGTATCGATCAATCACTTTTACAGTGATACTATGCTTGCCGTTAATCCGAAAACTCAGAAATGTTTATAAAATGGTTGATTTTCTTGTACGTTTTGCTGCCTTAATCTCGCTTTGCGGTCTTGTTACTGGTTACAGCGCAGATAACTTCTCGCTTCAAATTGCTGAGGTGGTGATGCTATTCATATGGTTATTCTCAGACATGCATCATTTGAAGAAATTGGCAATGAAAATCAAAGAATATTTTAAGGGTTAAAGGCTTATGCTTCGCATTTTTGGCAAGTATGTTTCAGTTGGTGTGGTGAATACGGCGTTGCACTGGCTATGTTTCGGAGGGCTAATCCATTTCTTTGGCGCTACACAGACCGTAGCGAACATCATAGCCTTCTGTATCGCTGTAACATTCAGTTTTTTCGTAAACGCAAAATGGACCTTCAAATCCCAGGCTACTTCTGTGCGTTATTTTGCGTTCGTCGCCTTCATGGGCTCAATGGCTGGAATAACTGGATATATCGCTGACGTTACCGGTGCTCCGGCTATTATTACTCTCATCGTCTTTTCCGGCTTTAGTCTTGTGGCCGGTTTCATCTATTCAAAGTTCATTGTCTTTAGGGATGCGAAATGAAAATTTCTCTGGTCGTTCCGGTGTTTAATGAAGAGGAAGCGATTCCAATCTTCTATAAAACTGTGCGGGAATTTGAAGAGCTAAGACAGCATGAAGTCGAGATTGTCTTTATTAATGACGGCAGTAAAGATGCAACAGAATCAATCATAAACGCGCTTGCTGTGGCCGATCCGCTTGTCGTTCCTCTTTCCTTCACCCGCAATTTCGGTAAAGAGCCTGCGCTGTTCGCCGGTCTTGACCACGCTACAGGTGAAGCAGTTATCCCGATTGACGTTGATCTGCAGGACCCGATTGAAGTCATTCCTCATCTCATCGGGAAATGGCAGGCCGGCGCGGATATGGTTCTTGCTAAGAGAACAGACCGCTCTACGGATGGACGACTCAAACGCAAGACCGCAGAGTGGTTCTATAAGCTGCACAACAAAATCAGCAATCCGCAGATCGAGGAAAACGTTGGCGACTTCCGCCTGATGTCCCGGGATGTGGTTGAAAACATCAAGCTAATGCCAGAACGCAACCTTTTCATGAAAGGCGTTTTGAGTTGGGTTGGCGGCCGCACTGATGTTGTTGAATATGCCCGCGCAGAGCGTGTTGCCGGGGATTCTAAGTTCAATGGATGGAAGCTGTGGAATCTTGCATTAGAGGGCATCACTAGTTTCTCAACTTTTCCACTGCGCATGTGGACGTATATCGGTTTGTTCGTTGCAGGCATGGCCTTTATCTATGGCGCATGGATGATCGTCGACACGTTAGCATTCGGCAACCCGGTTCGCGGCTATCCATCAATGCTGGTCTCAATACTTTTCCTTGGCGGAGTTCAGTTGATAGGTATAGGTGTGCTTGGGGAGTATATCGGCAGGATTTATGTTGAAGTTAAGGGAAGACCGCGATACATCATCAAAAATGATGAACCAACAAACAAGTCTTAAGGTGTTAAAATGCTTCGTTTCAATTTAGACAAAAAGCTTTTTTCAATGATATTGCTTATGTCATTGATATTCTTCTTACCAATTATCTTATCAAGTCACTATTACGTTGATGATTTGGGTCGTTCTATTTACGGATATTCAAAGTGGTCTGAGAACGGCAGGCCTCTTGCTGATCTTTTATTCCTATCTTTGAGCTTTGGGCCTCAGTTGCCAGACATATCTCCACTACCGCAATTGCTTGCCTTGGGCATCTTATCGCTGAGTGTTTACTTTTCTGCAAGAGCATTTCTCACTGAATTTGATGGGTACGTTGCTGCCATCATTTCAATGGTTGCAATTTCAAGTCCATTCTTGTTGGAAAATATATCATATAAATACGATGCTTTCCCAATGTCGATATCCGTGTTGTGTGCAATAATTCCTTTTGCATTCAAATCGGTAGAATTTAAAAAACAATTTCTATATTGCTTCACCTCTGTAATTTTAATTTTGTGCATCTATCAGGCATCAATTAACATATATATAATATTCGCTATCCTATACGTATTAAATCTATTCAGATTAGGCGAAACTCGCAATGGATTGTTATCAATAGTAGCATCCATTGGCGGATTAGGTATTAGTTATCTTATATATTCAACTTTCATTTCACCATATTTTTTAGTTGGCAGTTATAATTTAAGGCATAGTGAACTTGCAACTTCAGGAATAAATGATGCCTTAACGGTTATATCACGCAATATTAACGAATTTGGAAAATTATTAAGTCTTGTTGTTACCACACCGTTTATAATATTTTGTGTAGTGGTGTTAACATTATCTTTAATTGCGTTAATAAAGATCTCGCTTGTTAAATGCAGTTACTCTAAGCCTGAGAAAATAATGAAGCTTTTTGTCATTGTATTTTCTCCATTGGCAGTTTTGTGCATGATAACTGGCCCTATGATGCTCCTGAGGGACCCAGTACTATCTCCCAGGGTTCTAATGGCATTTGGAACTGCATGTTTCTTCTTTGCGGTACTTTCTACTTGGGGCTTCTCTCGCACAAAGCTTTATAAATCATTATGCGGGATTTTGTTTACAGTCTACGCCCTATACTCCTTGGGGGTTTCCTATGCTTACGCGAACTCACTCAACAATCAAGAAAAGTATGAGAATGCGATAATTCAATTAATGATGTCTGACTTAAACGGCCTTGGCTTAAGCAGTTATGAATTTATTGCTTTCAAAGGTGGGGTGCCGTTGTCACCAGAAGTTCGGATGGCGGCCAAAAAATATCCAGTCATTTCAAAACTTATACAACCAACAATAAATAATCAATGGGTGTGGGGCCACACGCAAATGATGCATTTCGATTTGGATAAAAAATTTCAAAGCTTTGATTACCACATGTCGCTTAAATCGAGTTTATGCACATTTGAAAATGTCAGAAACTCTAACAACTATAACATTTTAATTGATAAAAAAAGCTCAACTGTTGTATTTGATTTCACGAAGACAGAGTGTAAATAGCTTTTGAAGCCCCCCTCCCCAGCATCTGGAGGGGGGGGTATATTTATATACTGCTTGTATAAGTAGCAGCAGTATACATATGCTTCCAGACCTTGCTTTGAACAGTTACCATACCAATGCCACAAGACAGTGATGCGTTAGAGTTATAGCATCCCGAGTTATCTACAGATGTTAGCTTAGTAAGGTCGCATGCAATGTTATGCAAACCTCTCATAAGACGAATAGTGCCAGAGTTTGAAGTGGCCAAAGTATTCGAGCCATCGGTGTCTACGTCCCCGCTTAAAGTATAGCCCGCTGCGTTAGACGAGAACGGAACAAAGCCTGAGGCCATAGGCGCTTTCACGTTTCTGCAGTAAATTTTTGCCGTGGTTCCTGTCAGGTCAATAACCCCGGCAGAACCGTCGAAAGTGCAGTTGGTAAGATAAATCTCTGGCTGAGTAGCCATCGCCGCCTGCGCAAAAATAGCGGCGAGACCGTTAGTCTGCGTGATGTTAGTAAGATGCATTTTTGAAAGGCTTGTCGTACCGATAGCCCGGTATAATCTGCCCTGTGTGATGCCGGAGGAAATAGCCTGGACGTTGGTCATGAACACCTGTCCAATTACCCCGCGAGTGTTAACTACTGCTGCATTGGCGTTAACAGGCATGATAATGCGGCAATCATTAATAATTAAGGTATCAATAACGGTCGTATTGGCGTTATTTACGGACACAATACCCAATCCATTGCGAGGGCCGTTATTGATTGTTAGCTGGTGTACGGCAGTGCCTACAGAACCGGAGACATTTACAACCGGAGCTGTATCCTTGCGGCTAAAGATATTCTCTAGCACAACGTCATCAAGTTCGACACCATACGTATTTTCTGGTTTTTTATATCCTCTGTCGTCAAACGTGAAAACAGGGAAAGCCCCAGTTCCGCTTAGACCATTACCTGGGATAGCATAAACATCACTTACATGAAGGAAATTAACATGCGTATAGTCAAGCCCATTGGTGTCTGCGTTGCAGCGCATCACGGAATCCCTTGTGTTGCCGTACAATCCGGCTATTTTGATGCGCACAAAGTTGGCGGACCCGTTACCGCCGCAGGTGACCAGCGTGGTAGTGCTGGTACCCTCATCGTTAACGCCACTCAATGAATACAGCCCGGCCACGTCAACGTTCGAGAAGTCGCCTGCTTCACTGATATCGTATGACGGGTAGTCACCAATGGTCATGGCGAACATGTCGTCGCCCGTGATACCTGAGAGGTTGCGGATGTACACGTTTTGACATGGGTTTTGTAAGTGCAGCCCATCCGAGATGGTGTTGAAACGCAGGCCGTCTACATGCAGGTTCTGGATTTTAGCTATCAGCCAGCAGTATTTACGCGCGTTACGAACAAGAATTCCACCACCGATACGTAACGTGGTTACGTTTTTGAATACTGAAGCCATGCTCCCGGTGCCGTTAAATCCTTTTGCCAGGCCATTAAAATCAATGGTACCCGGCCCCCAAACTTCAATGAAGTCGTCTGCTGTTCCCGCACCGGCGTTAACGGCGTAGCTGTAATTCTGAAGAATATTGCCGTTGTAACTATCAACAGCTTTAAGAATAACACCTGCGCCAATCCATAATCGCGTACCTGAGCGCAACACCCAAGCACGATCTGTAAGATATGTACCCGGCTTCTCGAAACGAATATCCCCGCCCGCGGCAAACATAGCATCCAGACCGGAGCCAATGATGTTTGTGGTGCTTGGTTCAATACCATACATCTGAGGAGTGCGGTATTGAATGGCAGAGCCGACTGTACCAGCAGGATAGACAGAGCCAACCGAGACCCCGACCAGACCAGCGCCACTCACCGCTGCAAGCGCAGCCCGCAATGACGCATCCCCTACCCCAATCCACGCCCCAGGCGCAATACCACCAGTGCTGGCTGGGGTTGAGTTGGCCGGAACAACTTTCGGGCCGGAAGCAAACGAACCAGTCCATTTGTAATATTCGCCGTCGGCGGTGTTCAGCAGCACCTCATTCGGGTTGTTGATTGTCGCGCCGGTGGTGAAAGTTTTCCCTGTAAGAATTACGTAACCGTAGGCGGCCATTGCCTGCTGGGAAAGATAGTTGATGCCCTCAATGGTGTAGTGCTTCTGACCAAAGCGATCGGTATAGGTCCACCCCATCGATGTGACGAACTCGTCAATTTTCCCTGCGTTGAATTTAAGGTCGCGAGGAGATTCACTTGGTACTGCGTCTTGAGTTGGTTGCGTAGCCATATTGATTCCATTAAAAAACCCGGCACGATGACCGGGTCGGTTGGTCGGGGACGGTTCTTATTGGTAGATAGCGTCGCTGTATTCAGCGACGGTCAGAGATACCGTGTTATCTGTGTTAGGTTTGATGCTGTTGACCGTCCATAGCTGACTGTCCAGCTCCTCCACTGTCGCGATGAGATAGCGCGACGGGAGCTGCACAGTGTCTCCGTTCCAGATATTGAGCTGAATGTTGGGGATAGCCGCGGTGAATCCGTACTTCGTGTCGCTACGGGCCGTCGCCGGATAGCGCAGCGTCGGGTTACCAAGGCTGTCTGTCACCAGCACATACATCGAGCCGGTAAACGTGATCGGCTCGCTTGTATCAAAGTTATTCCCGGCGCGGCCGGTTATGTAACCCTGCTGCTGATTGCTGTCGTAGATGTCCGGCATCTGAATAACGCTTCCGACCTGGATAATGCCGTCTTCGAACACTTTGGCGTTCATCTTCACGCGCGAGTAGATCAGGCGTTTGGTTTCGCGTAATGCGCGCTCACGGGCCTGGTACTCGTTACGGAAGCCGACTATCTCCAGCTTGTTCGGGTTTTCCGCTTCCTGCTCGACTATGGCGCCGTTCAGAACGCGGTAGTTGATGTACGTCTTATTGTTCGTGGTAGGGTGGACGTAGGACACCTGTACGCCGTCGTAGCCGCCAGGAAGCGTGGCCTCGTATGTCATTTTGTACTCGTCAGTTTTCATGTTGGCCCGGTTGAATACGGCCGCCGGGTAATCAACCTTCTGATCGCGGGTAAACGTCAGCACGCCGTCATCCCAGTACGCCACCACCGACGCCGCATTACAGATCGCCTGCACGCGGTCGCCAAGTGAGTCGTTCTCGTCGTCAAATGTGTAATCGAAGTAGCCCAGGCGCTCGTCAGGCAGACTTTCTGCGATAGAGTACAGCCCGTACAGGTCAATGCTGCTTACCGGCTGTTCGCCCATAATCAACCAGGTATGCGCCACCGCATCTGCGAACGACCGCGATGGCCTCAGCGTATAGTCAACCGTCTGCGCGTCCAGGTCGTACGTGATGGTATGGCGGGTCACCAGCGCGTTGTATTTGCGCTCGCGGCTCCCCAATGCGTTCTCAGTCGCCCTCACCTTCACTCGTACCAGCGTGTCGGTCGGGTGAACGACATTCGTACGGATGTTGATGCTGTGGATCTCTTCGACCTTCAGCAGGGAAGCATCACCAGAGTTATCCGTTCGCTGAAAACTGACCGCATACTTCCCGAAGCCACCGGTCGGCGTGATTTTGTCGGTGCGGTAGAAGACTTCACTCGTCGACTGGTGCGGCGTCGTCTGTCGGTACGTAAACGTCTGCTGAGTTCCCGGGACCTGGTTGTAGTCGTCGTCGATTTTCCAGATGACAACCTTCCAGTTGGTCTCTTTCTTCCCGCCGAGGCTGGACTGGGTATGCAGCCACAGTTGAGTTGACTCGACTGGCGAGAAGAACGGGCCAACCACCAGCGCCTCGTTATCGTTAAGGATGAATTTCGTGGTGTTAATCGTGGCATTCGCCGGGATGTCCTGCGGCCCCTCCAGCTGGTTCATCGTAAACGTGTACCAGCGCACCGGGTTAACAACCGCGCCATCGTTTGTTTCAACGGCGGAGATCAGCGTACCGGAGAATGTCGCATCGGTAGTGACGTTGCCGGAGGCGGTGCTGTACGTCACGTTGATGGTGAAGGTAACCGCGTGCGGCAGAACCAGCCCCATGAAGTAATCGAACTCGGCCTGCTTAACGATTTTCATCGCTATCTGGCCGCCGGAATACGTGCCGCTGACCACCGTGTTTGCCGTTGCTGTTTCGATCGGGAAGTCGCTGGCTTCGTTCTGCCCGGGAACCTCCTGGCCGTCAACGTCATCGAACCCGTATCCCTCGACGATCTGCGGGATAACTTCTCCTGGCTGGAAGAACTGGAATTCTGCACCGGCCAGAGAGCCCAGGCTCGATTCTGAGTAGCGCACAGACTCGTAATCGTATTTGCCGATCCCGATGCACATCCATTCAGTGACGTACTTCAGGCCGCCGTCTGTGGAAGTCTGGTGTACATATTCGAATACCGACTCCTGAATCAGATCCGGGAACGAACGAATCTGCCCGTAAATGTCCGGCTTGGCCTTGTAAACGCGCGCAGTGTTTGTCTGACCGGTCAGGCTATTGTTCGGTGAGTCGACGGTATTACCGCCGTTGTTCGCGATTGCCGGCTTCGGCGCCAGGAACGAAAACACTTGACCAACGACTTTAAAAATCGGGCTCAGGATGTCGCCGACAATGCCCTTCGGCTGGTCGAATATCTGGATGTGGTCCAGCTCACTCAGCTCAAACGCCAGTTCGTCATCGTCGCCCAGCTTCACACCATTGCGGACGATCAGCAGGTCGCGGTGGAAAGTAGCGTCATTGGTCGCCAGCCAGTCATAAAAAAGGGTGCCGTTTGGCACCCTGCAACGCAGCTTAGGCGTTCCTGGAAAATTCGATATCTCAACCAGCGCCATAGTCATCAACCCTTATATTGTTCTCGTAATCGATTCTTGACTGAATAGCCTCTTCGACAGTTTTAAACCTTCCCAGTCTTTTTTTGCCGAAGTAAGAACACCATGTTTTAGTGGTGTTGCAGTAACTTACACCGTTACAACCGCTCTTATTGTTCGAAAGAAACCCACGATTAAAGAGGTTGTGAGAAGAAGAAATATCTCTTAAATTAAAAATCGAATTGTCTTGTTTATTTCTATTTTTATGGTCGATTTGTTGCTGAGGCCAAACGCCATAATGCATGAACCAAGCCAAGCGATGCGCAAAGAAGAGCTTGTTGTTCAGACTTATAGCAATGTATCCGCTATGGGTAATGGCTCCAGCTGCTTTATCCGCATAACGAGCGTTCCAGGCATTGGCGGAACGCAGGTTTTTGAAATGATTTTCTGGCCTTTTTTTCCACCTAAATATTCCGGTTTCTGGGCAATAGATAAGGCACTGGTTAAGAAATTCGGATGTTAGACTTAACTCTTTCATTTTAACCTCACAGTAGGTTTCACAGATGATGGTGTCCGGCGCGCAGTCTGTGTTCTGCGTTTTCGGGAGCGACCCTAGCCGGACTGATTAATTTTACCACAGTCTGGATCGTATTCGAAAAACTCCACTTTGGTGAATGCCCGCTGAATGACCAGCAACGAGTCCATGCGCACGCTTCCGTTCTCTCCACGCGAGTGCAGCGCCTGCCGGTTCAGTACCAGGCCAACGTGTGCCGGTTGCGTGCCGCGGTACCCGACGAATATTCCGCCCTCGACCGGTTTATCGACCTTGCGCCAGAAAACGACGTCTCCCTGATAGCAGGTGAAGAAATCTTCCCCGGCTTCGTAACCCGGTGTCTGGTGCAGCTCAATGTCGAGCACATGTCGGTAATACAGCACAACCAGCCCCCAGCAATCAGTCTTTTCGAATGAGCAGGCGCGGTTAGACCACGGCACGCCGATCATCCTGCTGATAAAATCAGAGGTACTGAAGCCCCGTGTATTCGACTGGATCATATGGTTGGCCAATGTTGTTATTTAGCGGGTTTGTCATTGATAAAGTAACTGATGCGTTATCTGAAACAACATCGACAGTTTTTACAAATAATGTCCAATTCTTCATTGGCGTAGAGGTATCAACTCTATCGAAAACCTGACGAGTTGCCGTGATAGGCGACAGCCTGGAAACACCACTCCACTTCTTCATCAGCGTTTTGATATCTGAAGACAGTCGCCCAAGCTTCACCGTTGCGTCGATTACCGGAGTTCCGCTCTGCTGGCTCTCTTCGATTTCAAACCGCGCAGGCGTGTACGTCTGGCCGCCAAGCGTCTTCGGGAAGAACTGTTTGTCGACGAGGCGGACGTAACCAAAGGAGGGGTGATAGAACGTGATGGTGTTGTAACAGCCGCTAATCGGGCGCTTCTGATTATATTCACGATATGAAGGCATCAGGGAACCCTCGGAAGACTTTCTGGATCGCGTCCGTCCGGATAGCCAGTCACCACGATATCAAGCACTGAAGGCCACGGCGGCGGCAGCTCAACAATTACGTCGTCAAACTCGTCGTCAGCGTTGTACAGATGGTTGGCAATAACGGTTCCTGTCCAGGTCACCACCCCGCCGTCGATACTGGTTTGCACCGGCATCTGAGTGAAGTGAAGCTCTTGCAACTGGAGACCACTGCCGCCCAGATTGATATTCATCCTGAACCAGTTCAGGCCCCGGTTGAGATAGTTTGGGCTGCGTAGCCACTGCTGGAAAGCGCGCTCCTGCGCCAGAGTGAAGATCCACGTCAGTGACCAGGTTGCTTTCAGGTCGTCAGTAAGGTTCTGGAAGATAGCCGGGCCGACCGCTGGCTGATCGGTCTGGAACCCGGTATCGAGCGTCATGTTTTTGCTGGCCTTCTGCGCCAGCGGTAGCCAGTCGGGATAGTCGATAATTGGCATCTAAGCTCCAGGCATTAAAAAACCCGCCGAAGCGGGTTTGATTATTCAACGGATCGTGGACCAGGCGGTGCTTCGTAAATATTGATTTTTATGTCAACGATATCGCCATTATTGGTAAATTCCAGCTCTTCCCCAGCAGGCGTTATGCCCTTAATTTTTGATCCATCATTTAGAGTAAAGACAAACTCGACCGCCCTGTTCGGGCATATCTTATGTGGCTTACCTATCTCGGTTGGTATTGACTGCATTTCGCCAGGCTCAATAACCACGTAAATCTCCTTATCCCTGACCGTTCGGGGTTCTTTTAACGTTGAAGTTGCTGGTTATACCCTGACTTATCGGGCCTCCATTATTCAAATCCGCGATAATCGTAGTCAGGGTAATACTACCATCTGAGTTCACAGTTCCCTGAGAATCAACAGTAGCAGAGGTGTAATTCTGCACGATATTGTTGATTATTACACCACTCCCGCTCTGCATATCCTTGTTGCTAATTACCTTGCCGTTGTCGCCCGGTATCATGTACTGCTTACCGGTACTGGCCTGGTAAATCTCCGGCTTCCCTCGCTCACCAACCTGATACATGCTTCCTGCTGACACAGGTCCGCCATTGTACCTGGCGCCAGCCAAAGCCAGCCCCTGAGCAAGCCCAACGGTAGATGCAATACCAGCCATCGCAGGTGCTGAGTTTGCGCCAAAGGATGCCAGGCTGGCCAGCGCTGCGGCTGGAGCCCATGCGGCCGCCGTCGTGGTAGCCATACCGACAGAAGCAGCGGTAGAAGCTGCGCCCAATGTCTGACCGATAATGAAGTTTTTGAGAGCCTCTACCCCAACCTGGACTAGCGCATTTACCACGCTATTCAGCATCGTGTTACCGAGTGAGCGCATAGCATCCTGCGCTGACATCGTTCCGGTGATCAGCCCGGTTAACGCATTGGATGCATTACCTGAAAACGCATCCACCGCGCTTGTCAGCATTTCATAACCAAGGCCTTGTTGACTGAGCAATTGCCACTGAGCGGCTGTCATCTGCTCATTGAACTGGTTTTCCTGCGCAGTCTTTAAGGCAAGGTACTGGGCATCGGTAGCTGCCTTTGCAGCAACGAACTGATCGTAATTTATTTTCCCTTTTTGGTAACTTTGCTGGAGTATCGCCTGTTCCTGCTGCTGATATTGCTGCAGCAGGGCTAACTTCTGGTTATTTTCATTCACCAGTTGCTGTACCGGGTCAACTTCTGCTCGGGCAGAAGCTACCGGATTGACTGCGGCCTGGGCGTTAATCTTGGCGAGGTTATTCTGGTGCTCGAGCGCCATTTTCTCCGTGGCAGCGTTATACTCCTTGAGATCTATTTTCCCAGCGTTCAGTGCGGCCTTCAGATTTTGCATGGATTCGGCGTAGGATTTATTCTCCGCCTGCAAAGGCATTGCCTTAAGTGCTTCCGTAACCCCTTTGGCTGCCGCTGATGCATCCCATGCTTTTGCTGCATATTCACCGGCCTTTTTAATTTGCTCCTGGGTTGCAGAATTACCCAGTGACTGCTGAGCACGTAATATGGCCTGCTCTCTGCTTAGCTCCTCCGTTGAATCAGCTGCCAATTCTGACTGCTGCTTCAGATTCGCCAGCTTCTGAGCAACAGATTCAGCAGAAGACGCTGATTTCTTCCCCTGCCGCTCACTCTCTTGTTGAGATTTTTTTCTGGCTTCTTCTGACTTCTCTAAATCATAATTTTCAGCAGCCAGCCTGCCAGCTGCAGAGATTTGATTCTGATTGTCAGTGACCTTGGCAGCCTGCATCCTGGCTTTGGCTATCGCCCGCTCTCTCTCGTCCTGAATTTTAAGTAATTCATTCTGCTCTTCCAGAGTAGCGATAACTTTATCGCCCTCCTTGGTCGCGGGAGATATCTGCAGCGCTTTGTGGTCGAAGCTTTTTCCGGCCTGATTGGCTCGGTTTATTTCATCAGCCGTCTCCCCAAAGGCTTTCGCTACCGCACCCTGAACTTGCTCAAGAGACCAGGATTTTTCTATGAGTTGATCATGAACCCCCATCGCCGTGAGCATGTTGTTCGTTAGCGTGCGAGTCGCCTCTGATGCGGTTTCTTCTGTTCGGGATAATTTATCTTTAGCGGCCTCAAGGTCTCGCGTCTTACGAGCCAGTTCATCAGAAACTTCCGCCTGTTGACGGGCGAAGTCTGTACCTTGCCCCATAGATTCAGCAACCTTCTGGGCAGCCGGGGTAAAGTTCTGGTATCTGTCTCTCAGCGAGTCAACTTCACTTTGCAGATCCGCAACAGCCTCTTTCTGAGCTCGAATAGAATTATTGGCATCTGCAATAGCCCCACGCAGCTGCGTGTTCGACATTGCATTCATGGCGGCGTTGAGCTTATCCAGGCCATCGGCGAAGGCGATAGCTTCCTCTTTTGCCTGCTGAGCTTTCTGCCAGAAATAGAAGATCGCTCCGGCAGCAAGCATAGCCGCCCCCGCTGGACCACCTATAAGAGCAAGTGCTCCACGAGCCATTCCGATACCAATGGACGCAGCGCGGGCAGCCGTCGCTGCGCGGGCAGATGCCGCAGCCTGGGCAGTTTCAGCCTCAGCAAGGGCAAGAGATGCGGTAGTAGCCCGGGTTTTCGCGGCCACAAGAGCATCCATTGCCAGCATCTCTGCAGCGCTACCTTTTGCCACGTTATATTCAGCCTGTGCTAAGGCGAGTGACGAAAGTGCAGCCTCCTTATCAGCCAGAGCTTTGCGCTGAACAGAATTAGCGGCTACCAGAGCAGCCTGCGCCGTCTGATTGTCGGCCACAACCTGCTGACGGGATGCTGCGATATCAGCAATTTTCGCTGAGGTGGCCATAGTCAGCGCACCGACATATCGCGCGCCCATTACGCCAGCTACAATCGTGAGCGTAGTGCTGAGAACGTCAAGGTTTTCACTCAGGGATATGACTGAGTCACTGAATATTTTGACGCCAGTTTTTACAGTGGCATTCTCACCAAAGAATTTCGTGATGTTGTTGTTGGCAATTTCAAGAGACTGGCTGATCGTGGCTGTTGTTTTAGCGAATTCCTGTCCAATTTTATCGCCCTGAGAGAGCAACCCGTTAACGATCACCTCAGTCGTTAACTTGCCCTCTGCAGCCATGTTTCTGAGCGCCCCAATACTGACATTCATGGAGTCAGCAAGCGCAATCATGAGCCGGTTACCCTGCTCATTCACCGAGTTGAATTCATCACCTCTTAAAGCTCCGGACGCCAGACCCTGAGCAAGCTGAATGATTGCGTTGCTCGCCTCCTCAGCGGTTGACCCTGACACCACGAAACCCTGGTTAATAATGGTAGTCAGTCGTGTGATGTCCTCTACACTTACGCCGTAGCTCCTCGTTGAGCGTTCCAGTCGTGCATATAACGTGGCGGTGGCATCAAGACCTGAACGAGTCTTTTGCGAAATGTCGAAAACACGCTCAGTAACATCAGCCAGGGTCTCGAACGGCGGTACGGAATCCCTGACGGCATTTGCCAGTTTATTGCTGAGGTCCTGCCATGCCTGAGCATATGCGCCAACCTGCTGGACAGAAAGAGCGGCAATGAGCGCTTTAGCGACGCCAGTTAAGCTGGACATAGTGCCTTCTATCGAAGACAGAGATCGCTCAGTGCGGTTTAAGCCAGCCTCGAGACGCCCCATGCTACCGTTTAGCCCATTCAACGCGGCATCAATATCCCGACGCCCCTGAAGGATCCCAGCGGTATCCATGTCAACTTCATAAACAATCGTTCCAGCGCTGACAGTACCAGCCATAATCTATTCTCCGGGCAATAAAAAACCCCGCCGGAGCGAGGTTACTGTAATGAATAGCTCACGCCGCCTGCTGAGCCATGGACATCCGCCTTGCTTTTTTGGCTAAATAATCCTCAGTTATTGAGTCATATTCTTCCCTGGTAAATCCTTTCTGGTCCGGGTATTTGGCGGCAATTAAATGCTGAAACTCAGTCATGGTAAGCTGTTCCGCCTCATCCCGACTCATACCAAAATGATTTCTGGCTGCGCTGATATACTCGAATGCATTAAATTCAGATGTCGTGCTGGTATTCTCATGGCGCTGTAGCTTTCTTATCCTGGCTTTCCCAATAATGCCGTGCGTTATTAGCGCTTGCGCAATCACAACCATATCAAACTCATCCATTACCCCACGCCGGAGTTTGAATGGCTTTCCTTTGGTTTTGGCTATGCGTAGCTCACCAATCAACGGGGTGACGTCTGTGTCGCAACAGGATGAAAGCACCGTCATTGCAGCCATTATTGCTTTTTTCCCATAACTGGTTGTTCTTATATGCTGAATGAGCCACTCAGGCACCAATCCATAGGCATTGATGGCCGACCTTATAAGATCTGATACTTCATCATGATGAAGGTCATAGAAAGCAGTAACGATATCTTTTGGCTCGCCTATTCGAGTCATATTGATAAACGATGGACGGAAAAAGTATTCCTTTTCGCCAGCAGCAATAAGGAATTCGCCAATCTCTTTCATGGGGATCATAGCTAAATCCGGTAACAATCATTTTCGGGGCCACCAGGTGGAAGCCCCTGAAATGGCAATTACGAAGCGGTAACGGTCACAGCGGTAGTTCCGACCTTCCCGCCGTCCGTAGTGGTGAAGGTTGCGTTACCAGTGCCTGCAGCGACGCCTGTAATCAGGCCGCTGGTGCTAATGGTGAACTTCGATGTGTCGGAAGATGCCCAAACACCAGTTTTATCGGTAGCATCAGCAGGTGATACGGTCGCCGACAGTTGACGCGTAGCGCCAACAACAACTGATGTGGTAGCTGGCGTCAGTACAACGCCGGTTACAGGCACTTCGTTGTCGGTGTCTATGACCTGGATGGTATCTGCTGCCGCCACCTTGAACTCGGTGGAGAAAGTGATGATGTCGTTGGTACCGCCATCAGAACTTAATGCGTTAATAAGCATATAGCCGATGAAGGTGATCGGGCCGAATTCCATGCGTACCCATAGTGTTGGCTGGCGAGCCGCCTGAATTTCGGTGTTGAAATATTTGATCAGGCGGCCTACACCGTACTGATCAAGCTTGTCATTACGGCGCACTTCACCTTCAAATGAAATAGTGAAATCTGCGTTAGTGACGATGTTTTCCACATAACCTTTGGTATCATCTGCGTCGCTGGTCACGCTGTTCGGCGAGAAGTCGAAGCCTTTACTGGTTCCGGCGGCCAGAGCTTTCCACTCAGATTCCGCTGGAACTGCATCGGCGCAACCATCAGCCACTTCGAGTACAATGGCTCTGCCGAAAAGTTTTGTATTGTCCGTAGGGCAATTTGCTGCCATGGGGAAATCCTCTCTGTAAATAAAAAAAGGCCGCCCAACGGCAGCCTGCTGATTGTGCTTACTCCCCGTAGAGGCAAGCGAATTGAAGTCGGAAAACTATCCTTCCCTCTTCGGTTAATACCGGTGGCGGGATGCCCCCCATATTTTCGATATGGCCGACACAGCTATCGGTGATGGGGTTAGCCTGGACGTAGTCAACGATACGCTGCACAGCATCCACAGCAGCTTTTCGCTTATCTTTTGCACCAATGACATCCACGATAACGTGATACTCAGATCCGAGATCATTACGGATATTGGCCCCTCCATTTGGACGGAAAACCATCACCGCTTCTGCCAACTTCCCCGGGTCTTCATACATCAACTGCTGCACCGTAAAGTCAGCAGTCAGCCCGGCACCTACGAACATGTTGCGCACTCGCTCGTATATCATTGGCGTCATAAATACCTCATAAAAAAGGCCGCCTAAGCGACCTGTTTTTTATCTCCCATGATTCTCATGGAAACCTAATTCAATTTGAGCCTTTTCCCTTGCTTCTACAGCTTCCTCTATAGTGAGAAAGCGGCCGAGATGAATGCTTTCACCTCGAAAAAATATTTGAGCTCGATACCCCACACCCTTTGATACCTTTGCCACACCAATAAAACCAAGTGTGTTATTTGATGGCCTGGCAATGTTCTGCGCATTCTGAAACTTATCCACATCTCTTAAGTTGCACAGTCGATTGTCAGCCCTGTCGCCATTAATATGGTCGATAAAATTATCAGGCCATTTACCATTACTGAGCAACCAAGCCAAACGGTGAGCCTTGTATGCTCGACCATTGATTCTTATGTTAATGTACCCGAAAGATGTAACCCATCCAGCAACTTTACCTGCACACTTTGAAATAAATATTTTATAGAGCGCATCGGTCTTGAAATGCTCTCTAGGTCTATGGTTCCAGGTAAGTACGCCAGTATCAGGATTGTAGAAAAGGCACTCCTTAACGTAAGAAAACGTCAGGTCGTTTTTCACGCTCATGTAAACCTCGTAGTTGATTTACCGTAGATGATGGTTGCGCCAGAGCGGTCTACGTTCCGCCTTTTCGGGAGCTACCCTAGGCGCCTGATAATTATACCAGAGTTACAGTGCCATTTCCTTACGCACAACATCATCGATGGCTGATCGCTCCTCTTCAAACCCAAGAGTGAGGAATTCTTTTTTAGCAGTTGAGCGGCGGAATCTCTGTGGGTTAGCCGGATCATGAACATAAACGGCATAGTTGGTTGAATAACCCACCCGGCCGGTGATTACCGCCCCATCAGTTACGATTTCGCGAAACTGGCTGTTTAGAAGTGCTGAGGTATCGATAGGCGTGTACAGGGCCGCCCTTGCCGCCCCAAGAATCATTGCCGACTGGAGTGCACGAATGATTTTCCGACCCTGAATGTCATTCATAATTCGGTCAATATTGCGCTCAATACGTGCAGCGCCACGCACTTTGATTCCCATCATTACACCCTGCTTGATCCCGTGATAATGCCGTAATCATCAGTCATACGCTCGAACGTGTCGGCGTAACGGATAACCTGCCGCACCTCATCTGCGCCAGCAACAACCGGGTCAGCTTCGGTCGATACCCCAATCAGCAAGTAATCACCCGCAGCCGCCTGCGCGAACTCCGTCCATACGGTGTTCTTGACGACGATTTCAGCGCCAAGGCTGGCTAACTTCTTGCTGAGTCCGCCCTCGTAATCGCAGAGGATTTGCTCAGGTTCTGCATAACCCAGCGGATCGCCGTATTCGTCATTTCCTTCCAGCTTGCGCCAGATGGTCGCCGTGGCGGTATATGACCAGTTCGCTGTTGCCGACACTAGATAACCCTCGTATATGACCGCCCTTGCCGGATGTGGGCAATGTTAGCCTTTGAGACGCCATATCTTTTGGCGATAGTGGTAAGGGAATCACCCTCTGAAATAGCGCGCCGAATATCTCTGACTTGGTCATCAGTGAACTTGGCATGTGGAGGTGTCACTCCTGCCATGGGATTGCCTTTGCCGGAGTGACGCTTCGATAACGCATCTTTCAACTCCTGGCTTCGTGGTTTAGTAGCGCACGGCGGCACTTTCCCATACCAGCAGTTTTTTTCTCCCCGCCGACTTTCCGCCATATTCGCCTTTGATTCTTCGGTATGAGTAACTCCGAGACAGCTCCCAGCGTTTGGCGCGATGTTGAAAGTCGGGTTTAATTCGCGAAAGAATCGCTGCTCGGCGGCAATAAGCTCTGACTTATTACTCACTACTTCCAGAACGGAGAAATCAAAGACACCTTTGCCATGTTTATCCCATGACTCCTGAAGGTTTCTGTTTCCATGCGTGCCTTTCCTAAGCTTATAGCGATGGCTAGCCCAGCGGCCTGAAATGTTAACTGTGGAGCCGATATACGCCTCACCAGTGATGGTGTTGGTAATCTGATAAACGCCTGCAACGCCATTATAAGATGGCGCATTATGGGGCTGATGGCTTAAGATTTGATGAGCCATGAGTTACCTCCGCAATAGGTAATGATGGTTAGAGCCGGTGGCAATGTTGACGCATTCCCCGGCTCGTTAATTTTACCATTTGCTGGCTTTTTATACATCAATTCTCACTCCTTCCACCTCAGCACCTTCGCGCCAGTCGCCCGGATGCGCTCACAGTTGATATGCCACTCGCCATCCGATTTCACGTAGCCGGTAGTCTCCCGCCCTGTGTCGGTCATCACCCAGACGCGGGTGAACGAACGCGGCAGCCCGTGCTTAACTGATTTGTACGTCATCACTTGCCCCCGCACATACAGCCGCCCTTACCGATCCAGATACCAGCGAATGCCGGGGTGGCGGTAGGGTCAGCAGGAATCAGGGCAGTGGCGCAGCCGTACTTATCCAACCCGCGCAGCAGGTTCACTGATGCTTTCCAGCGATCGGTGAACGACTGGTACCGGAAAGATCGCGACGCTCCGCTTGGAGCCGTCTGGCTGGAGATGTATTTATCCCCCTGCCCGAGCCCCATAAGCGCCAGCAGATAGAGCTGAATCAGCAGCGCGGTCGACGCCGGATAATGCGCATCGAGACACTCCTGAATGCTGTTGGCCTGGTCGACGAGGGCCTGAAGAACAAAATCGGGAATGGTAATTCCCTGGCTCTCCAGAAACTCCTTCGCCTGTTCGAGAGTTACCATTATCGACTCCGTGAAATACCCCGCCGGAGCGGGGCATAAAAAAACCGCCTTAGCGGCGGCTGTTATTCAGCAGGGAAAAGCTTTTCGAGTTCACCATCCGGCAACAGCTCACTGAGCTTTTCAGCGCCCAGATTTCCTTTAAACTCGATTCCCAGTTCAGTCAGACGAGCCTGGATAACCTCTTTGCGAGATTTTTCACCGGTACCGGCATCAGGTGTTGCAGGTTTCAGCTCGCCACCAGCCTCGCCTTTCATCAGCCGAACGTTAGACTTCAGCGCCGGGTGAAGCTCTTTCAAATCCACCACGTCGCCAACCTTCACGCCGAACCATGGGCGCACAACTTCGTATTTTGCCATGCTGTTTCCTTACGCCAGGTTAGCGCCGTAGACAACGCCGGACAGGCCCTGATCGTCTGCGGTAATTTGCAGACCTTCAGCAGACATGATCTGGAAGTTGTAGTTAACGTTAGGCAGTGGGCGCGGCAGCGGAACAACGCCTACAGCCATACCCACCAGTGGAGAGATAACATCACGACGGCGAACGTAGGCGATAAACTCGTTACCGGTCAGCGCGAAGCTCATGCGGATTTCTTTCACCGGCGCGAACGGCAGAACCGCCTGCAATACAGTGCCGCTTACAACGCCATTCACCACGTACGGCTGCGCCAGGTTTGCCCAGATTTCCGGGGAAACCCACATTACATCGTATGCGGCGACTTTGTTCGCGCGGGCGGTAGTACCGAATGCGCCTTTACCGAAGAACGCAAAGAGCGCGGTCATGTCGGCAGTAGTAAGGTCGATATTCGCTCCACCAGCACCAGATCCGAGGTTAATCTTCTTGGTGTTGCGGTGGTTCTTGATGCCCTGCGCCGGATAGGACTGAACCTGAATTTTTGAATCGCCGTTCAGGTAGTAGTTGACGCGCTTCTGGTTGAACTTGCGCATCTTCGCCATCTGCGAGTCCAGCACCAGATCGATGCCCACAGAGTTCAGGCCAGCAGCATGACGCCAGTTAACACCGTAACCAGCAGTGAACACCGGAATCGGGTCACCGTCGCTCGCGTAGTCAGTGTGGTCGAAGGAGAACGACGCCTGGCCATCGATGCTTACTGACACGTCGTCAGCGATGTCGCCTACCACGTTATACAGCTTGGCTGTTTTACCGACCGGCAGCACCGTCTGAACGCCGATCAGGTCGTTCACGATTTCCATGCCGATTTCTTGATCACGCAGTTGGAGCACCTGACGGTCAATCTCAGCCCAGAAGTCACGGGAGAAACCGCCCACTGCGTTACAGGCCAGCATGTCAGCGGTCATCATCGCGCGGTTAGCCGCAATGATGGAATCGTTCTGTAGGTTCCACATGTTGCGGTTTGCCCACAGCTCATTCCAGTGCCCGCCAAGGCGGGAGTTAGTCGCCAGCGTCTCTTTTGAGAAGTACATATATTTTTTGTCCTTTTGTTACGCGCCAGCAGCGGCGGCAGTGCCAACGCGCATGCGCACGCGGATGAAGTCGGTGGTGCTGGCCGCGATGGTGTATTCATCCTGGCTGTATCCGATCACTGAATCAGTGTCATCGGTTGCCAGGGTAAACTGACCGGCAGTGCCCAGCTTGATCGGGCTGTCTTTTTTATACGCACCAGGCAGGCAGCGCAGCGCCAGCTCACGACCTTCTTCGACGTAATTTCCGACAGCTGAATCACCGGCAGGGATTGATTCGGTGATGGTCAGGCCCTGGTGGTAACCGACATCGATGATGTACAGGCGTCCTGTTAGCGCAGTGGCCTGAGCGAATTTATCTGATGAGTTGATGGTTGCGGCGGTGCCTGGAAGCAGCGCTGCGGCCGTAGTGCGGGTTTCGGTCTTGTACAGAGACTGACCGTCGATATTAACGCGACGATAACGAGGCATTAGTCCGGCTCCTTATTTGAAGTATTCAGTTGCAGACGGAGCGCCGGTTTCTTTCTGCTGCTGTGCATTGTTAGTGCCCAGCGGAGCAGCTTCGCCCAGCGTCTTGAACATCGCATCCAGCGCATCGCCTGACAGTGCATTAGCGACGATATCGCCATGCTTGGCGGCTACAGCTTCACGCTTTGCTTTCTCTTCAGCGCGGGAATTCGCCGTGAGGGTGTCTGCCAGTTGCTGATGGTTTGCCTGTAGCGCATCAACCTTTTCCGCGAGAGGCTTAATAGCCGCTTCCGTATTGGTCGCAACAGCCTGGCCGATCATGCTGCCGATTTGTTCCAGTTCTTCTTTGGTTAAAGGCATGTCGCCCTCCGTTTTGTGGTTTGGTGCAGGCTGTTCCTGCGGTGTGAATAGAGATTTGAATTTGTTAGCGACGACTGAGACCCACGACTCCTGGCGCGCTACTGCGGTGCCGGTATCGTCGAAGGTGATTACGCCGCCCTCAGACTTGTAGCCAAACACCTCAGCGCTGCCGCCGTTGCGGATGATTACAGCTTGCGAGTCAGTGAAATCAGCAACCCATGCGTATTCATCCGCGCCCGCCGCAAACTTCGCTTTGGCTGCGCGATCGAGACGCTGTTCACGCTCCCGGTATGATTCCCCCACCAGCGCGCCAGAGTTCGCTTTAAGCGGCTGAGCCAGATCAGCGTTAACCAACAGGCCAACGCCCTGCTCAGGGGTGGCGGCTCCGACTTCGTGCAGCAGGATCGCGTCGTGGTCCATGCTGCGGATATCAGCTACCCACTCAGCACCTGTGGCGCGCTGCTGATCGTTGGGTTCAAGTTGGTCGAGGAATGCGGCAACACTGGTATGAATCGGAGGAACGTCTTCACCGCGCTCAATGGCAGAGACGCGTTCAAGCAGCTCCCTGCCGCCTTCCGACTCGCTGGCTCGGGCCACGTCAACCCACTTTTCGAGGTAGATGCGATTACCGGACTTCTTAACGTTGCGGTTCCACGCGCCGATATGGCCTGCGTTAATCCCCTCTGGGGAGAAAGCAGACACGAACTTACCGTTAACCTGAGGATGCCCAAGCGGTGCCAGGGTGCCTTCCAGCCCCTTATAGTGGGCGTCGATTTGCTCTTGCGTGTACAAGCCGCCATTCATGACGACGTTCGCTGGCAGCGTGTAGCTCGGCAGCACCAGGTGCTCACGCCCGTTGTATGTTTCGCGCCGGATTGACTGGCTATTCACCTTCGTGGTGATGTTGACCTGCATAGGCATAGTTATTTCTCCGCCCAGGCGTAACCGCGCGCCTGCATCGATTTATATTCCTGTTTGAGTTTCGTGATGGTGTCCGGGTATTCCGGCTTACCGTCCGCATCCACCAGCACCGACTGCTGGCTGCATTTGCAGTTGATGGAGTTACCATCTTTGCTGTACCAGTCACGCACCTCTTCATTGGTGTAAAGGTGCGCGTGACGCACAGCGTGCGTATGACGGGTTGTCGATGACAGCGCCGAGATGTGAACAAGCAGCGTTTTCAGGCCGTAGAGGTCATTCGCCTCCTGGTCTTCATCCCACTTAGCCCTGCGCAGCGCGGTGGTCACTTCCGTACGCGCGATTCTGTTCGCCCGGCGTTTCTCGATGCCGGTCTGGTCTGTCAGGTTGCGGGCAATATCCAGCGGATTGAGCCCGCGTCCGACACCATCAGTCAGCACGCGCGCCATGTCGCGCTTAACGTCAGCACTCAGCCCCTTCATTTCCTCAAACACACGGGCATGCACCAGCGCCATTCGTTGCTGGTACGGGTCGCTTGCGAGGATGGACGCCAGTGACTCACGTCCGGCTGCGTACACCGGGGATTGCTGGCTGAGGTTGTAGAACGACTGACCGGTCCCTTTCTCCGATGCCAGATCGATGTACTCGTAAAACCACAGGTCGTAATCGCCACCTTCAAGCAGCACCTGATCAACCAGATAACTGGCATCGTTCAGGATGATGGAAAGTAGCGTTGGGTTTAGCTGGTATTCGTATCTGGCGTTTACTGCGAGGGAGGAAGGTATTTTGCCGAGTGCTGATTTGTACGCCTTGCCAATCTTATTCATGCGCCTGGCGAAGTCTTTCATTGCCCGGCGTTCCAGCGCATCGGCCCCGGTCGGATCCTGATAGTTACGCGGTAGAATTGGTGGCTTCGTCTTCTTCGTCGCCATCCTCTTCTCCTAAAGGCTCTTCGTCGTCATTGTCATAGCCCGCAGCCGTGCGAATCTCTTCACGGGTGAACGCGGGTTCATCGCCGCTGCCCTGCATGGTCTGGTTAATCTCGCCCATGGTCTTGGCGTTAGTGAGCTTCTCAGTACCGGTCTGTTCGTTCAGGTCATCCCAGATAACTGCTTTCTGGCTGACTGAATCGACGATCTTCAAGTCAATAAGCTTGTCGCAGAAGTCCTCTATTTCGAAAGCGAGGTCTACTCGGCGCGACTGACAGCGAGCATTAAAGTATTTCTGGTCTTCAGTGCTGGACCGCTCAGCCTGCTGGTTACCAACCAGAATACGCGTAGGAATATCAACTCCTGCGGCGGCTGTTTGCAGGTTTACGTTATAGGTTGGAGACGGATCAGAAACAGGAGAAACGAGGGAGGTTACGCTCGCCCCCTGGAGAGAAAGCAGCACATCATTTCCGCGATTCATCTCGCGAGCAGCGTCATTAAATTTATCCTGCAACTCATCTACTTTAACGCCGTACATAGATGCAATGCTGCCAAAGTCGATTTCCTTGTCGAAACTAAGTGCTAACTGGCGAGCGGCGTTCTTCAGGAATGACTCACCAGACCCGCCCTCTACCTTCTCCAGGCTCACAAAGGCGTTATAAGCTGGCTCAAGGAAGCCAATAGCATCGTCTGAGTAATCACCAAGGATGAAAACGCGATCAGGGTGGATATTGACGCGGCGACTTGAACCATTCGGCAAGCGTTCGGCGTACTGCCACATTTTCGGCTGACCGTAAGTCTTCGAGTTCAGCCCAGTGTCCCACTCGCTCACCGTTAGCGATCCGGCCCATGCCACGGATATTTTCTGAAGACCTCGCCCTTTGGTGACCGGAAGGCTCCAGTCTTTTTCGTCGCGGATGTGCAGAAGGATTCCTGCATAACGACCGACAAGACGGCGACGGTCCGCCTCAGAGAATGAGCGCCAGAACCGGTTGGTGAATACCTGTTTGGACTTATTCTCCCAGGCGGTTTCTTTGCGCTTTTTGTCTGCCTGATCACCCTCGATGATTTCCGGGTTAGTCTGCCAGCATTTGCCCACCAGCTTCTCAACGGCACCGTGAGCGATACCACCGCGACGGTACAGGGCATAAAGGTTTTCGTAGGTTACCTGCTCAGGGAAGCCATACTCGCACCATGCTGAATGGCGCTTGTTGTCCAGACCCATCGTTGGTGCCAACAGCCCCATACGGGCGCGCGCCATCCGCGCATCGTTCAACGCATGGTTGACGGCGAGAGTTAATTTGTCAGTCATGGTTTGTCCGTTGGTGGATTTCAGGCAATAAAAAAGGCCGCCTGAGCGACCTATTCTTTTTTCGTTGAGAGGGCTGATTCCCAATCAAATGGTTTCTGTAGCCCCACGCTTCTCTCAAGCGCCTTAAGCTTTATCAGTAACGCCTCTTTTCTTTCAGGTTCGAATGATTGGTAGTAAGGGGCGCATTGCTGAGCAAGCTTAGTAAAAATTAGCGATGAATGCTCAATCCCTCTAAGCCTTAACTCTTCTCTTATTTCTGCAACCAAGTGCTCAAAGCTATGCATAAAACCTCCGAATCAGATGACGGGAGTTTAATTATGGCTTCGCTTGGTATTCGTACAAATTATCGTAGCCGTTTTGGGATCATCATCCCGGCCATCTGCCCCTTACGCTTGATATGGCCGTCGAGGCTGTAGCGAATCCCGTCCCAGCAGTGTTCGTAACCGTCTGCCAGTTTCGGCAATACCTCGCCAGTAATTCGGTCCGTTTTGTAGGACCACATGCGAGCCTCGCGCGCCACGTTCTTGCAGCGCGGATGGATAATGATTTCGTCGAAGCCTCGAAGATGGGCGATACCGTCCTCAACGCTGCCCCGCCATTTCTCAGCGGCTGAGATGTTGAAACCCTGTCGCTTGAGATAGCTGATCGTCTCGGGTCGGGCCGAGTCGGCCTTGATGGGCCAGTCACGCGATCCGGGGATTGTGTCGTATAGCTCTGGCATGTGGTCGAGCTCTGTCTGCTGCCCGTATGCCTCGTATTCGATGTACAGCCGGTTGTGCAGGATGAACGAGCGCACCAGCGTGTTCGGGTCTTTCGCGAAACCGAAGTCAGCTCCGAAGAACAGACGTTCGGCCTCTTTCCATAACTGGTCCGAGAATTCAGCGATCCGGTATTTTCCGGCCAGGACCTGCTTATCAGAGTTTTCGAGGTAAGCGCCTTCCCACACCCATGCGTATGTTGCCGGATCGAGGCGGCGCTGATCGTTCTGTCGCTCACCTTCCAGCACGTCGGGGAACCACGGGTTATCCGTGTAGTTCATTTCAACGGTGATGCAGTCGTCACCAGCCTCTTTGCGGAAACGCTTGTCCGTGGCGCTACCGTCGCGCTCCGGGTTCCACGTCACCCAAATCTCCGATCCCTCTTCACGAACGGTCGGGCTCAGCTTCTGCCAGGCTATTTCGCTGACTGATTCAGCCTCATCTACCCAGCAAAGCAGGATGCGCGCTTTCGACTTGATGCTGTCGAGGTTATGCCGCAGACCGCAGAATACGTAGTTAACGCTCTTGTCGATGGTGCGGATGTACTTCTCGCCGATATCAAAGTTGGCGGCCAGCCAGGGAACAGACAGGATCGCCTGTTTCACCTCCTGCATGCTCGACTCTTCCAGCGAGTTCATGAATTCACGCGCGCAGAGCACTACGCCGCTTTCACCGTTCATCATCGACTGGTAAGCCTTTACCGCAGTCATCAGTGCGAAGGTGCGCGTCTTGGCGCTACCACGCCCACCGTGCGAGCATCGATAACGCTTATTCACCGCAGTGAACAGCGGCGCAAGCTTGGCGGGGATCGGCAGTTGAACGGCTTCACTCATGATTTCGGCTCAACGGGGAGCAACTGGATGACAGTCGGCTTCGGAGTCATAGTTCCGTCTGAAGATTTGTGGTCGATTTCCTGGCTGACTTTTTCGCCGTACTTTTTCGGGTTCATGCGGGACAGGGCCCATTTTCGCGTGTCGATGCGAAGACGTGCTTTAGCTACTGCGGCAGCCTCTTCATTCACACCGTCAGCAATATCGAACATATCTTCGAAAATCGCATCAGCGCGTGTCTCAGTGGCTTTCGCGTATTGGTCGCGAAACTCTGCATGTTGTGCCAACCAGCGGAACACCGTCGCCTTGTTAGGCATCCCGGGTCGATCACAAACTTTGCGCAGGCTTTCCCCATCGGCAAGCAGTGAACATATGTCAGCAGCCACCTCTGGTAGATAATCAGAAGGGCGGCCAGTCTTTGGTTTGGTCGCCATAGTTTGTTACTCCGCTGTTTGTTCTTCTGGCTGTTCGATCTGCTCTGCCGGTACTGGCGTGAACTGCACACGCTTCACATCGGCCGGAGCGAAGTAAAGCCACTCGCCCGTCTCGGTCGCCAGCGGCACAAAGCCGTTAACCAGCTCAGGCTGACGTCGTGACATCTTGCCCGTGAAGGTTTCGCCTGTTTGGGTGGTTAGCGTGATTTGGTAGATGTCGGACATTGAGAGCCTCTTTATCCGTTTGTTGGGGTATTGTCATTACGATGAGCCTACCCATGGTGATGGCAATAAAAAACCGCCATAAGGCGGTTAAATTTTGAGATTTAAAATTTTGGTGCTAAGCCATACTTCGGCGTCTTTATGTTAGCAGCCCAGACTTTGATATCGTTCTGAAGCAACAAAGTGAAATCTGACTTGAGGTGGTTAACCATCTCATTGACCTTGCTTGCATCATTCACTGCAAAGTGTTCAATCTTGTCTGCTCCGACTGATACACAAGTGTAAGTTGCAGGCACATCCTTCCCGTTAGCATTAAGCCGCACCTTCTCATCTCCACAACCACCATCGGACATATAGGATACGAGCATATTAGCTGACTCCCTCCCCGGTTGAGAGATGCTTATCATGACAGGCAATCCCTCTGAAGTCTGGGTAATGTCGTAGAGTACAGCATCTTTTTGATACCAGGTATTGTATTCTCTTTCCTGAAACGCTGCGTAGGATGGCGAAGAAATCGTCGCCAGCAAGGCGATTGTAATAGAGTGAATTTTCATCGGTTGCTATTGTTTTGTTTAGGCAAAGTTATTATCCATACTGTGCCAACAGCAACAACTACGTAAGATTATTCCTACTATTTTTAGTGGTGCTAAATTCTTTTTTAGCAACCGTTAAGTATCCATATATCTCATATCAATAAAGCATTATAAATCCCGGTAATTTGCATTAAGCAAAAACTAACTCCATAGTAACGAAAAAAATTTGCAATCACCTCTCAATACATTATCAGCATTCTACAGCATCAACCTTATTGTTGGTGAGCTTTTTCGAATGGCGAACTGGCTGCTATGTTTCATCCATGATGTCTAATATTAAACAAATAAGCGAGTATGCCAGGCTTAACAAGCAGGGAGAAATCCAGTTGCGCAAGATAATCAGCTGATTGATTCATCCGCTTAATCTTATAACTATTATCAAGCCCACCAGCAGGTGGGCGCTGTAATGGCTTGCTTAGCTAATCAGTAACTCAGGCTGCGTAACCTGCATGATGTGCTCATGCTCGAGCTCCAGAACGCGCTTCTCTTTCTTCCGCTCATTCATCAATCGGCTTCCGATCGTGCCTTTCAGCTTTGAGCGCGTTTCTTTAATGGCGAAGCGGTGCTGCATTTCTTCACCCATCGCCATGCGTCGGTTTAACTGCTCGGCCATCCAGTTAAAGGCATTGATGTAACACTCCTTTACTGCGGCAGCTGTTTTGCCAGTGAACCCCATCACGAGCATCATGCATCCGTCACGGGTGATGTTATACATAGGCTGAACATCGCCATTTTTATCAATGAAATCAATGGGCGCAAAATTGCGCTGGGTGAAGTCATCGGAGCATTTCAGGTTACGTATGGCACGCAAAACGTCTTTGTGTCGCTTGCCAAAGTAATCCGCCACCTTGAGTGATGTGGTGATTATCTTGTTGTCGAGGGTCGTGACCATTTCGCGGAAGTCGAAGGCCGGAATAACTGACGGATTATTCATAGCGTCTTTACCTTTTAGAAAGTGAGCCTGTCTCACAGAAAAGCCGCCCGAGAGAGGTCGCCACCTATAACGGCTTTTCTCAGGCTCGCTTACTGAAAGGCTCTCGTTTAAATGCGCGTGAGATGCACATAAAAAAGCCCCGCGGATGCGAGGCTGTGAGAACTTGCTACGGTTAAAGTCCAGAGGAGAGACTGTGTCAGAACCTCAGGGATGAGGGCCTATTTGTATACAGGACCATAAGATGGATGGCGAAATTAACGGGCCTGCATAAAAATTTTAATACCTTCTTCTTTTCGTGAACTCATGCATTACATTTAAATTCTCCTTGTAATGATGGCTCTTTTAGCCTCCCTTCCTAAATGTTGGATTTCGGTTCGGAAGGGACCTTTTTATTTCAGGCACTGCTCTTTGATGTAGTTCTGCAGATAGCCGACCTGTTTCGTCACTGTGACGATTCGCTCTCTGAGGGTGAAATAATCCCGTTCAGCGGAGTCAGTAAGTCGGGGGCCGGAAGCATCGCCCATGCCGCCGGCATCGGGCGCTCCATTCGTGGCGCATCTGGCGTTGAGCTGCAGCCGACGCTTGCCAGTAGCAACATCGCGCTCAAGCTGATCGATAGTGGCTTTGGCATCAGCCAGTTCTCCAGTGTATTTAGCATCCAGTGCAGTGACATCACGCTGGCGCGTCTGCATGTCTTTGATGGTGGCGCTCGCAAGGCTGAGCTGTTCGGTAGCCTTATCGCGCTGGTCTTTGTAGGTTATGGCGTTGTCGCGGTAGTGGTTCACGAAGAACACCAGCACGCCGATTACCGCCACCACCAGCAACTGCAACCAGTAACGCCATAGCAGCGAGCTAATCACGACAGAAACAGAGCGCGCTCCGCCTCACGCCGACGGGTCAGGCCGTTCAGGACTTTACCGCCAGCTTTATTCCAGCGCAGGAACTCATCGGCTGCGGCAGCGTAATCACCGGCGTTGAGTTTTAGCAGAAGGGTCGATGTCGACAGTGACCGGGCGCCGAGGTTGTACGTGAACGACACCAGAGCGTCGAATTGCCCCTGAGTCAAGCCGACTTTAACCAGGCGGGACACGTCGCTTTCGTAGCTGACCAGTCCAGTCTTCAGCAGACGCTCTGCCGTTTCCTGCTTAATCGTCATCCCGGCGCGGATTGGTTTGCCGTCTACAGGCTGAGTCCAGCCATAGCCGATCGTCCATACGCCGACGCTGTCCTGGTACGCGGTGAGTTTGCAGCCTTCGAATTGCTTTATCAGGGCTATCCCCTTTTCGCTGGTTTGCATGGACTACTCCGTTATAACGACCTTCGCCAGGTTACCGCGCGCCAGCCACACCGCCATGCAGATGACGGAGTTAAGCAGCAGATCGCCGAGGTTAACCTGAACGTAGTGGCCGAGCAGAATGTTGAAGGCATTGAATCCGGCGGCAAGGATGACCAGATAGGCCAGCACCGCGACACTAAGGCGATGACGCTTTCCCTCCTTCCGGAAAAACATCAGCCTGACCATGATTAACAGGCAAACTATGGCGTTTGCATCCATCAGAAGAAGCTGCCATGTCATTTATCTTCCTCCCCCAGCCCCGGCATCTTCCCGCTTTTGGATTTGCGGAGAATACGCAGCAGGACTGCCACGGAAATGGAAGCAGTGACAATTGCACCGACAGCGGGCGATACCTCAATGCTGGCCGGTGGCTTCATCAGGCTTAACGGCGTGTTGATGACTCCGGCCATGATTTTCGCCATGGGCACGGAGAAGAACACGCCACTGATAAACGATATCAGCGCAAAGATAGCCTGCTTCCAGAGTTGATGGGGATCTGAGGTCAGAACGTATAGCGCCGTTCCGGCGAGTGATCCGAGCATCACTGCTGGAGTCGCCTCCGGAAACAGCGTGGCAAAGGTTACACCGACTGATGACGATGTAAGACCAACGCCTACGATAGTGAAGGTCTCAGACATATTTATTCCGTGTGTAGTTGGTTCAGGCCCTCGGGACGGTTTAACAACAAGGCATGTCGAGGATGGTTCCCGGGGCCTGAAAATAAAAAAGCCAGCGACAGGCTGGCAATGTGAGGGTAAGGCAATGTCGACTCTCTGGCCGAAGGGTCCCAGGTAGTGGGTTCTGGTGCCGGGCAAAGGAATCGAACCTCTGACGCGCAGCTTACAAGGCTGCCGTTCTGCCACTGAACTAGACCGGCGAATTTGGAGCATCTGGCGGGGATCGAACCCGCATCTTCTGGTTGGAAGCCAGACGTAATTCCCAAACTACGACAGATGCAGAATTGGCGGGACAGGAAGGATTCGAACCTTCGACCATTCGGTTAACAGCCGAACGCACAACCGCTGTGCTTCTGACCCTGAAACGAAAAAGCCCCGCACGATGGCGAGGCTTGTAATTTTTTGTCGACCTACGAAGCTATGGCGACGATATCAGATTTACATGAAATATATGCGTTTCAATCCAGTTTTGCAAGACTTCTGTCGAAATTTGTCGCCTTTTGTTGTGAACGTGATCGCGTAACCTGCAACAAAGCTCCGCTGTCCAGGCGCAGGAAGATGCGACGCATCTCAACCCAGCGGTCCGTAAACGTCTCTGACCAGTTCTTTGGTGTTACGCCAACCAGCTCCGCCAGCGCCTGATATTCGTACGTATCGCGACCTGAAAGCTCCGCTTTCACGTCCTGAGCCGCCAGCCAGATAAGTTTCTTCAGGCGCTCCATCGTCTTGCCGGCCACTTTCTTCGTGCCGAGCTGTTCCCGGAACTCTGCCCACGCCCATCGGGTGATCGCCACCTGGTGCTCAAAGCTAACGTTCTCGCTGTAGTTCCACAGCAGCCAGGCTTTCTGATGGTCTTCTAGGGACAGCACAGCGCGGCGCCACGATGCGGTCACGAACTCTACCGGCCCCACCAGCGCGATGGATGAGCCTTTGGCGCGGGACTGACTGCCGCTCATCGCCGGGCCGTCCGGGTTAACTTTACGGCCGGTGACCGGGTCGGTGATTTTCTTTCGTCCCCGGCTGCGCGCCGTCGCGGTGAATTGCGCGTTCTCGGCGAAAGCTACCAGTTGCCCTTTCGTCGCCCCGCTTAAATCTGCGGTCGCCACAATGAGCTGCTGACGTACGTATTCCAGTTGCTGACTGTTCATGCGGCATCCTTCTGTGGCTGGTTTGTTTTGGTCTGGCTGTGCTTTGCTACTGGCGGCAGGCTTGCGCGCTTAACGCTTTCTGCCTGGTACCGAAGGAAGTCGGCGTGGTTCATGCGGCCTCCAGTTCGGTGATGGTGAGTTCAAGCCTGCCGCCTTTGACGATTGGCATCCTCTTCACGCTGTAGTAGTCGACCTGCTGGTCATCGAGCCAGAACCCAGATTTCGTCAGGGCGTCGAAGGCAGCCTTTTGCAAGTTATCCAGGTCCCGGCGGCGGCGATCCGGCATGTGGCACTCGATACGGATTTTCACGGGTGTTGCCAGGCCAATATCCAGCATTGAGTCTTTGATGATTCTGCCGACGCTGTCGCGGTACGCCTGCCCTTCTGCGCTGATGTGCGTGCGCCCGCGGTTATGCCGGTAGTAGCGGTTGTTGCTCGGCGGCCACGGGAGGCTGATGCGATATTCATTCATGCTTTTACGAGCCCCTCTTTAAGCCAGATAACCTGCGTGCGGGCCATACCTTCCAGCGCGCACTCCTTTGCATATTCGGCATCGACCAAACGCGTACGGCGATCTATCTCGTCGTGGCAGCTGCTGCATGCGATGGTGGCGATCAGATCAGGCGGCTTGATTCCGGTCCCGCAGAGACCCGCCAGGCGGATATGAGCCAAGACAGATGTTTCAGATTTGCCGTTGCATACGCCAGGGATCCGCACCTGACATTCGCGGCCGCGTGCCGCTTTGCACAAATTAGCCATGCGCTCTCCTCGCCGCGAGACGCAGCCATTTCTGATCCACAAGGCGGGCGGTGTAGTCCTTCAGGGTCGGGATATCGGACGGCTTAACCGCGGCCTTGCGCTGGCGGCGTGCCGGAACGCGAAAGATTTCGTTGGTGATAACGCGGGAAAGTGGAGTAGACATCACGCCTCCTGCTTATCGCGAAGCTGCTGGTACTCGCAGCTCTGCGGGATAGTCAGATGGCAGCCGATGTTCATCGCCCAGGCTTCGACTTTGCACAGGAAGATGTACATCTCGCCGGTTTCCAGCTCTGATGTATGGCGGAGTGACTGCACGGTCGTGACCTCTCCGGACACGACATCCACCCGGTCTTTGCTTTCGTAGCCGAGATAGGTGTGCTTCATCGCGTCCTTGACCCACTCAGGCGTAGCGAAGGTCTTGCCGCGGGAGATGAGGTAGTCGCTGATTTCCGTGTACCACATGTGGCTGAGCGCGTTCTGAGACAGGCTGCGCTTCTCGCGCCACGGCTTAACCTGCAGGCGGAAGCATTGCCCGGCATCCAGCAATGGCTGAATCTGCTGGCCGATGGCCGCAAAGTTGCCGCGATGGAGTTTGATACCGTCTACTGGCAGAGTCATACGGCCTCCTTAACGGAAACCGCAGAATGCAGAAAATCGCAGGTGCATTTCTGCATCTGTGACAAGGTGAGGAGTTCAGATTGTGGTCGCATTTAAGTCCCCTTAAATGCGCAGAAGTCTTACCGTCGGGCGTTCAACTCCGACGGCAATGAAATTATGGCTGGTTGATTATCAATAATCAACACGAATTAGAAACGAAAAAACCACCTTTCGGTGGCTTCTCGTTGGGCGACTGGCAGGCCTAGTTAATGCTAATTCCCTCGAGTTGCAGTTGGTCATCCAGGTTATTGGACGTATCCAGCCGTCGGACTCCGCAAGCCGAGTTTATGTCCGGCCACAAGGCTTTTCATGGATTAACCCATCACCGTAACGATCAAGGCGAGAGCTGCACACCCACAAGGTGTGCTGGTAGCAATCGGCCCAGCCTTTTGCGCCACCCTCTTCCCACTACTCCAATCTAACTTCTTTATCCCCTAGCCGGACACTGAGATGTTACGCTCGTCAGGAGCATGCGGGGGAATCCAAAAACTGGGTCAAAATAACCTCCATTTTCTTTTTCACCTACTGGGGAAGGTTCTATTAAACATCTGTTTAGGATAAGTTTCAACTATACAAGATATGGTAATTTTCAAGATTTTTGTGATGCTGCAATCATCGCTGCCCAGCACAACTTAGCCCGATGCGCTGCCTGCTGGCATCCGCTCATGGCATCGTATGCTTCCCATTCCCTCTCGTCGCTAAAGCTATAATCAGGCTCTGATTCGAACCCATTGACGATCATGTCTTCTGTAGGCTCAATCGGCACCAGAACCCAACCATCCGGAATCACCGGAGAGTTGAGTTGTTCGGAATTACCGAACGACTGAAGCATGGCGGCGCGATAGGCGTTCCAGCCGACAGCTTTTCCGTGTTCAAACGCGCTGTCAAAGTCATCATCCATTTCCATCGCAGCGGGCACAGATACCGGTGCTGGCGGGGCGGCGTAATAATACTCGTCCTCAATCCCATCAACTGGTTTTGAGAAGCCGATAAAATTACCGTAATGCCAAGGATAAGGGCCGTATGGCTCAAAGGTCACCCTGCGCCAGCGATGAATGGCAGGCTCCGCTTCGAGCGATGCCAGCGCGATTTCGAACGCCTGTAGTGTATTGCTGTCAGTGATGCCAACCGCCTTGATTGCAGAAATCTGACTCTCCAGCCATTCTTTGGTAATAGTGCTCATGATGCCTCTCCTTTACCGGCTGCGGTGACGTTGATGCCAGCGTTATCACAGGCGATGCGGAATGCCGCTTGAAGTTCTCGCGCAACGTGTGGCACATAGCCGTCGAAGGTTGGCATTTCGACAGTCTTCTTCTCTGCGGCTTCCAGCTCATCCAGCAGCGCCAGCACATCCCGAGTGGGGACCATAAAGTTCGGCATGAAGTTATCTTTTGCCTTTTCTGCTGTTAGGCGCAGCGCCTGTTTGTCGATGTTGCTCATTGGACGGCCTCCCCGTGGTTAGCGAATTCACCGTGTGTTTTTTCTCTAAATAACCTCACAGCTTCAATCGCACCCTCTTTGCTTTCAAATGAGCCTATCCAGGTTTCATGGCCGTTGCAGGTGCATCGAGCAACCCATTTGTTTATTCTTTTGTCCCAGGACACGCCCTTAACTCCGCTGGCATTATCGCTTCTTGTCTTCGAGTTCTGCCCATTTTGAGCGCGTGTTGCCGCCCGGAGATTCACTATCCGATTATCGGAACGAATCATGTTGATGTGATCAACCATTTCAGGCCTTTCCCCGTACATGTATAACATTGCAAGGCGGTGGGCTTTGTAATCCCTTCCATCTACGCTAATTTGAATATATCCATGCCCATTAACCCAACCCGCCATGCTACCCGCAGCTCTTCCACCACCACCTTTTTTCCGTGTGAAAATTCCTGTTTCAGGGTCGTAATGAAGTAAAGATTTTAATTTCTCTTGGGTTAATTCACACATTTCCACACCTCCCATAGACAGACAGAATCCTTTTCATCACCGCGCTGTTGCGGCACTCCTGGCAGATCACGTTTGTCTCTGTGCGCTGCACCAGCTTCGAATTACCCTTCGGCATGGCCGGGATGGTTTCAGGTGCGTATTTCATGCCGTAGCTGGTCAGCCGATAAAGCCGCTGGCCGTGCTTGCCTTCGAACTCGATCAGGCCGTCAGCAAACAATGTGCTTAGCGGGCCGGAAATCTTTTTGGTGTTCATGCCGATCATGCTGGCAATACGAGCACTGCTCAGGCCCGGGTTATTACGCAGGGCTGCAAGAATCTGCCCACGAATTGTTATGGTCATGCTGCCCCCTTAGAACGGTAAGAATCCCACGTGAATGACAGAGTGCACCCGCCTCCATCGCTCATGCGATCAAGAACGCGTTCGCCGATAAATGCAGCCAGTTCTTCCCGGGTCTGGTTGCTGATCAGGATGGTTGGCTTCATCCGCTCATAACGGGTGTTGATGATTTCGAACATGATCAACTTCTCGGCGTCGCTTCCGAACTGCACGCCGACCTCGTCGATAATCAGCAGGTCGGGCTTCGTGAAGTAACGGATCACTTCGTCTTCAGTACGGCTTGACCCCTTCGACCATGTTGACTTGTACTCCCTGGCAATTTTCAGCGCGGTGGTGAACACAGCTGAGCTTTGGTGCTCGGTGATTGCATGCCGGGCGATAGCCAATGCGAGGTGGTTCTTGCCGGTTCCAGGCTTGCCACACATAACCAGGCCGCCACCCTTCTGCAAACGCTCAGGCCAGCGGCTGGCGTATGCCTGACAGACCTTCAGGGCGCGTTTCGCTTCTTCGTTCACCGGTTCATAATTCTCCAGTGAACAGGATTCAAACCTGGCCGGGATGCTCAGTCCATCCAGCAGGCGCTCGATGTTTCTTTTGCGGGCTGCTTCGTTGATGCTAATTCTTTCCGCCTGCAAGCGGCCTAGCTCCACTTTGAGGCATTCAGGGCAGCTGCTTGGTCGTGGAGGGATCTTCACGACTGAGTTTAAGAAATGCCTGGTCCTGCATTCAAAGGGGCCATGCGTTTCGCAGTTCTCGGTGCTGATAGTTAGCTCGATATCTTCATGCTGAACTGGCGGCTGGCTCAGCTCAGTAATGCGTTTCTCAAGTTGATTGATTTTTTCATCCAGCGTCATGATCAGTCCCTCGCCCATGCAGGAATTTCAGTCTGGCCATAGTCTTTGCCAGCAAAGTTCTCAGATACGCGAGACTGCGCGCGAGGCGTCTGCTTGGCTGTCTTTGGCTCAAACAAACCCTGCCAGCCATTCGCAATGCTCTGGTTGATGATTTCTTCAGGCTGGTATCCGCTGCACTTGCAACGCTCAAGCAGGTTGATGGCCTGGGTTACCGTCTGCTGAGACTTAATCGGTTTCTTCAGGTCGCGACGATAATCGACCCATGACTTCCAGACTGAAACTGACAGCCATTCAGGAAGGTCAACACCAGCCGGATCGAACGAAGCCGGTTTGGGGGATTTAGGGGGTTTATTAATATTGTCTTTATTGTCTTTTGTATGTTTGTCTTTTGTGTTTACCTTATTTGGGTAAGTGTCGTTACCTGATTCGGGTAAACATTCCTTACCTGATTCAGGTAAATTTACCTCTTTCAGGTAACGTTTATTTTCATTACCGGTTTTGGGTAATTTCACCCATTCACTAACCGTTTTGTTAATGCCGACAGAACGCCCGATTTGGGTAAATACTCCACGCTTAACTAACGAGCTTTTAGCAGCAGAGCATTTGTGCGGAAGAATGCCGGTAAGGGCAGATAACTGATCGTTACTAACCCAGTCAGATTTTTTGTTGAAACCGTATGTTTTACGCATTACAGCCATGAAGACCAGCAGCTGATGCTGAGACAATCCTGCCAGCATGACAGCCTCCAGAAGTTCATTGGCAATACGCGTATAGCCATCATCAAGATCTGCCACGCGCGGCTCCACGACCTGCAAATCAGGCCTGATTGGTGAGATATTGTTAATTGCTAAGTTCATCAGCAGCCTCCCCGCCTTTCTTGAAGATAATTTCGACACAAAGCAGAATGCAGTTATCGCAGATAGCAACGCCTGGACCGGCAACTATGGTTTTCACGTCGCTATCAATATTGCTTCTGTCGCAGAAAGAGCATTTATGAGTTGCGTGCTGATTTGCCTTTTCGTTTATTGCTGGCATACTTACTCCCGTTACTTGGCGTAACACAGTGACTTAAGCCCTGAACGAGTTACCGCTCGTTTGGGGCTTTTCATTTGAGAGAATCTCCGCAACCTGCTTTGCCAGTCTCGCCATGTCGTCATCTACGACACCCCACTCCAGAACCGCTAAGAGCATCGCCAGCTTAGGCAGCATGTTTTCTTTCCAGCGGGTAATGCCTGATTTATCCATCCCGATCGCTTTGGCCACGTTTGAGGCGCCTTTCATAGCAATCTGATTCAGGATCCAGGACTCAATTTTTCGAGCCTGGGCTTTGTTTCGGGTAGTTGTGTTTTCCATTAGTTAAAATCCTTAATAAGTTGTTGAGTCGGCTGACGAATCAGCCGAGTAAATTTGGGTTCCATGTTGTTAAAGAGCGGTAGTACTTACGGGGTTTTGCTGTGCGGGAAAGGCTTGATTTCTTCAGCCTTGATTTTCCCGTCGGGCAGTCGGTTGATAAAAATCTGACGCCCAACCCTAATTGCCTTGCTGATTGCTGTCTGGTGTACACCGATAGCGTCAGCTGCTTTGGCCTGACCTACCTCGCCAACAAACTCAGCTAAAGAAATCTTCATGTGGTTGCTCCTTTGAGTGCATAACCAAACAATACCAGAAGTATTACATAAAGCAATACCTGCGGTATTTTTAAAATATGAGCTTTGGTATTAATATCTGATAATGGAAAAGAAAAAGATTCTCACCCCCGCTCAAGTGGCTGATTCACAGCGTTTAAAAGCCCTTTACGAAGCGAAGAAAAAAGAACTGGGTATTACTCAGCAATCCATTGCGGACGCGCTGGACATTTCTCAGGGTGCCGTCGGCCATTACCTCAATGGAAGGAATGCCTTAAATACAGCGGTAGCATCGGTCTTTGCCAGGCTTCTTGGGGTTAGTGTCTCTGATTTCAGCCCGTCACTTGCGAAGGATATCTCTGATATGAGCTCGGTGGCGTCGGAAAATACTTCTTTCGCAGGGCATTATTCACCTGGCTCAAAATATCCGGTGATTAGCAAAGTTCAGGCGGGCGCCTGGTGTGAAGCTGTTGAGCCGTACACCCTTAAAGATATCGACCTTTGGCTTGAATCAGATGCTCACATTCAGGGGGAGGCGTTCTGGCTGCAGGTTGATGGTGACTCAATGACAGCACCGGCGGGTCTTAGCATCCCAGAAGGAACCTTTGTCCTCTTCGATACTGGGCGCGAGGCAATCAACGGCAGTCTGGTAATAGCAAAGCTATCCGATTCGAACGAGGCAACATTTAAGAAGTTAGTGATCGACGGTGCGCAGAAGTACCTGAAGGGTTTAAATCCACAGTGGCCATTGGTAGCGGTGAATGGTAACTGTCGAATTATCGGTGTTGCTGTAGAGACGAAGATGCGGCTGGTTTAATGATTCATAGCATCAACATCGCAAGATTATATTCTGTATTTCATATGGTTACAGTAACTTCGTTACGGTTAGGTTTTACGTTTGTGAGTGGGGTTGCTTGAGAAAAGTGAAAAGAAATGCAACTATTTTTTAGTTGCTACTATTACAGGCAAGGATATACTGACTGTGAGTAAACAACAGAAGCTGAGAAGTCGTTTAGGTACAATACCCAAAGATTTTACGTGGGATGAGCTAGTAACACTGCTGAAGAGTTATGGTTTTGTTGTTCTCAATGGGTCGGGATCAAGGAGGAAATTCGTTAACGCGGAGAAAAGATTGATCAATATTCACTGTCCCCACCCAGGGAGCATAGTGAAGCAGTATTCACTTAAAGATGTTAAATCTGTACTTGATGAGTTGGATAACCTATGAGCGGCATTCTTAAATATAAAGACTTTTGTGGCAGCATTGATCTTTCATACGAAGATAAGATTCTCCATGGAAAAATAGAATGCATTAATGATCTTGTGACTTATGAAGCTGAAACAATCCCTGCTTTAGAAGTAGCTTTTCGAGAGGCGGTTGACGACTACATTGAAACTTGTGAGGCCATAGGAAAAATACCAGAGAAGCCCATGAGTGGAACGTTCAACATTAGGATTGGATCTGAGCTTCATCAAAAGGCATATCTTGCGTCTATTGAGCAAGGCATAAAACTTAATGAGTTCGTAAAGCAGGCTGTAGCGGAAAAGTTGAGCACAAAAAGAGAGATTCATTATCATTTAGAATCATTTGCCGCTATATCGAAAGCTCATTTTACTACTTCAAACAAAAGGCGCACGGATTACAAATGGAGCGCGCTTGGTGAAGGGAGGTTAGATCATTGATTATCAAAGACATTCATTTTAATGGTTTTGATATCACATCTTCTCGTTTTGTTGAACGTGATGAATCTGATACAGACGGTGGTAGATTTAATGTTGATTATAAGGGGCTTAATTTTTCCTCACTTCAAGAAAATGAAGGGAATCATGAGTTTTTCCTGGACACCACGGCTATATTAAAGGCTTATAACGGCGAAGCCACGGAAGATTATTCGGATGAAAATTTAGCCTTTGAGTGTGAGGTTTCGTTTTCAATGCGATTTAAATGCCTCTCCGAAAAGGGAATTGAAGAATCTGATATTGAAAAGAACTTATGGTTCTTTGAAAACTACTTGTTTTTGTCAGGTAAATTAGCACTAGAGTCAGTGCTTCGCCATACAGTGATTGACACCATTACCTTTCCTTGGCATAGAAAGATAAATTAAATTAAACCCGGCCACCGCGCCGGGTTTTTTAATGCCTGAAAGCCCTTAGAACAGGTGATCTCCAAAGCCCTAGCTTTATGTTAAGATGTTTCCGATTGCAATCAAAGGAAACAAAAAATGAAAAAGGTTTTGGCTCTAGCTCTTGGGGTAATGATGTTAGCTGGGTGTAGCTCACGTGTAGCTGATCTGACTGTGGCTAGCACTAAAAACTACAATCTTAACTCAAACAATTTCGTCAAAGGCGCTCGCGTAACCGCAGAAGACTCTGCTCCAGTCGTGATTTTCCCTCTGGGAATCCCGAATGTAAAAACGGCTATCGACCGTGCAATTGAGAAGAACAAATGCTCTGTTGCTCTTTCTGATGTAGTTGTTACTCAGTTCAACCACTCCTTCCTGTTTGGTAAATTCGGATTTGTTATCGAAGGCACTGAAGTGATCGACCGCGGTCAACCTGGTTGTGAGAACGCCAGCTAAAAGTAGGCCCGGCCATTGAGCCGGGTTTTTTATTGCCCACCCATAAAGCTATCCGCCATTCTGCCGATAACTATTCAGCCTGAAGCTGATAACTATTCAGCCTGAAGCTGATAACAATAACTATCGCAACACTACCTGCCCGCCCGTGCGGGCTTTTTTATTGCCCTTTCCGCACTATCTCCGCCGCATCCCTGTTCACTCCCTTCCCTATCACGTTTCCTGTTTCCTTCCGGTACTGCTTCAGCTTGTCGATGATGTTTTGCTGGGTCATGGGTAAATCAGCCAGTGACAATTCCATCACCGCCCGCCCCATCGCCTGAATTTTCCTGCTTATACGCTCTTCATCCAGAACCATGCACATCCCTCCTGCTGTTTTTTTAAGCGTAGCACTGGTATTTACAAAAATAAAATCACATCAAATTCATACTCTTAGTATTAATCAAAGATTTATTAATACTGGCGGTATTGCTATATTTTAATACCGCTAGTATTGTTAACCCATCGAAACGAAACATCGACAGCTGAGCGAAGTTAGCCAGCGGCGGACAGCAAGTCGCCTGCTCATTAAGAATTCAGTCAAGCAGCAAATCACCCGGAGCGCTCCTGGCAAATTGAAATGGCGCCCAATGGGATTGAGGCAGGTGTGTAACGCGTGGCGGGTATAGCACACGAAGAGGACTCCGCACCGGAATGGTTTGCTGCTCAGTTCCCGAACATCGGGGAAGCTTTACCAGCAGCTCTTTGCGAGGGGCTGACGGTAAACAATCAGAGGGGTGTATATGTCAGATAAAAAAACGGCGCCACTACTGCTTAACGTAGACGCCAGCGAGGTGCTTACTCAGACCGGGGAGCTTTTAAAGTTACTTGAACTTCCAGCCAGTTCCTTTGAGGGAATTCCTGAGCATATCGTCGAGCTGTTTTTTAACCGTGTCCGTAGCCTGATTGACAACATCGCCCTTAGTGATTTCTCGACCACAGTCAGCACAACTGACGCCGGTGAAATTTGTCTCAAAGTCAAAATCATCGGGCTGGTTGAACATCTCACTTCCACAGTCAGGGCACACGGTCCGCATGGTTTGCATGAATATATCCTTTCTACTGTTGGGGAGATTAAAGAGTAAGCGATTTCTTGCTGTTGGGGAATAGCGGGAAAGCGCGCGCCGGGCGCGGATAAATATCCCGGCACCAACTGGAATGTTTTGTAGTGCAGTGAATTGCAGCTGCATCGGCGGCAACCGGAAGATAAGCACCCGGCGCTGCACCACAAAGCATTTCTCCCGCATCAGCGGGTAACGACAGAGGGTAAGGCGATGCCAGAATTTGAGGTTAATCATCAGAAAGGATTTTCTTTGCGTGAGTTGATTGATTTTCGCGCATGGACGGATCTGCAACTTTCAGAGTTATGGAGGCTGCAGCCGGGTGACGGGGTGAATGTCCAGGGGCAGTTAGTAAGACGCATCAAATAGACCCGCTCCGGCGGGTTTTTTATCGGCCATACCTCAGCAACTTCAAAGAGGTTGCTTAGTTATGACAACCGGCGGCCATCCACCGCCCATTAGCGCAGAAGTCTTGTTTAACGTTCGGCGGCGCGGCCTTAAGCGCGGAGATGATTATGAAAATTCAGGCAGGCGGACCAGCATTTCCATACGTACTTGTTAACAATTCCAGCGAGACAATGAACACATTCGGCATTGAGTTGGCTCCTGGTAAGACAGCTAACTTTAGTGGCATGACGATGCGAGATTACTTCGCGGCTAAGGCCATGCAGGGTCGATTAGCGAATCCTGACTGGTTGTGTAGCGATGACCGCACGGCAACCGAAGCATACCAGATTGCTGACGCAATGCTGCGTGCCAGGGAGGCATCATGACAGTCACCCACAACGGCAAGCAGTACACCGCCAAAAAGCTTAACGATAACGAGTGGCAGCTGACGTCGGTATCAGCACCGCGCGACAAGCTGACACTGAACCGCTGGCAGATGCATATCGCTGGCCTCCTGGAACAGGTTGAGGTGAAGGTATGATCAACCACTACGGCACCACCCCGCTCATTCGCCAGTGCGTCACGCCCGGCATGATGGCATTGCATGAAGGCCGCACATATCGCGTCTCAGCAGTCATTCAGGAGCGCAAATGGGTTTACCTGCACACTGACGCAGAAATCATCCGCCTCAGTGACTGCGTGATTGACGTCCTTCTGGACGGTCACGGCAACCCTATCCAGCACTAACCACCCTATTCAACCGATCGGCCTGGCTTCTGCGGGCGGGATCTGCACATCCAAATTTCAGGAGTTCAGCCATGAACGCATACCTCACTTACGACCGCATCGAAGATCGGCGCAGGGTTGAGCAGCAACTCGACGACGAGAAAGAGAAGTGGATCGACGACCGGGCGCAGAAAATCATCGACATGATGCCAAAAGAGCCGTCCGGCCTCTTCCACTTCACGGTCCCGATTGACTCCAGCCCATACGAAGGACTTCGCAGCGATAAAGCTGGCGAGGCCTATAACGATTTCATTTCGGCAGTTGCTTACGCCCAGGCGGAATACGATTGGGAACACCGTACCGGCTGCCCGTTTTAAGGATGCATGAAATGCCTGAATCTAAAACTCACTACCGAAAAGCTTTTGACTCTCCATACCTGAGCAGCGCCGACATCGTTGAGCCAACCGTGCTTACGATCGCCCGGGCAACGTTAGAAAACGACAAAACAAAAAAATCAAAAGACGTTTTTAATACCGCTTATTTCGAAGAGCGCGAGCTGCGACCTGGCGAAAAGCTTAAGCCGATGATATTGAATGCCACCAACAGCAAGATGCTGAAAAGCATCACCGGATCACCTTTCCTTGAGGATTGGGTTGGCGTGAAGGTCACTGTTTACGTCGATAAAAATGTCCGGTTCGGAAAGGAATCGGTTGAAGGTCTCCGCTTAAGCCCGGCGCGCGTCACGAAACCGGTGCTTTCGCCGGAAAAAAAGCAGGCATGGAATAACGCTAAAGCAGCTTTCAAACGCGACGGCAACCTTGATGCAGTGCTGGCGAGAATGGACATTTCTCCAGAGCATCGACGCCAGCTTGAGCAGGAGTGTTCATCATGATCTGGCACGACGTCGAGCAAAATGGGGAAGAGTGGGATGCTCTTCGCCTGGGTAAGGCCACCGCTTCAAACTTCGGCCTGATCATGGCTAACGATGGAAAGGCTTTTGGCGAACCAGCCAGGCGTTATGCCCTTCAGTTGGCTCTTGAGCAGATTAAGGGTTGCAAGTCTGAGTTTGGTTTCTCAAACGACCACATGGAGCGCGGGCACGAACAGGAGCCAATTGCCCGCATGCTGTACGAAGAGATGAACTTTGTCGACGTGGATAACGGCGGGTTCTTTGATCACGAAACATACGGAGACAGCCCCGACGGCCTCGTTGGCCAGGACGGGCTGGTTGAGATTAAGTCGGTCATTGCCGCCACTCACTACTCCACCCTCACCCGCGGCTCCTTCGACCCGTCATACAGATGGCAACTGGTCGGTCACCTTGATTGCTCTGGCAGGGATTGGGTGGACTTCATCAGCTACTGCTCAGACTTCCCGGACGGTAAGCAGCTCATCGTCTATCGCCTTACAGCTGCTGAATGTGAATCAGAAATAGCCCGGCTACAAGCGCGCCGAAAAGACTTCCTCGAACTTGTTGCGGACACTAAGCGCCGCATACTGGAGCTCGAATGAAACGCACACCCTTCTACCGCAGGCCCGGGCGAACCGGGCAATTCTCGGGCCTCCGCGAGCGCGTTATCTGGATGATTCAGACGCGCGGCCGCCCGGTAACCGGCAGCGAAATCGCTGAGAAGTTCGGCGTAACGCTCATCGAGTTCAACCGGGTCGCCAACGGCATCACCCGCGGCTCCGGACAGATAGCGCAGATCGTTGAGTCAAAAAAATGGCTTAACGAGGACGGCATCTGCGACCGGACTTTCGACCTGGTCACGAAGCCAAAGGTCGTAACACCTCAGGGGAAATCACGACTATTCACCCGGCGCGCCATAGAGCAATCGCAGGAAGGCCGACGGCAGGAGTGCATTCAACGTGCCGCCCGCCGTAGCCGCCTGATTGCTCAGGTCCTCTACATCGACGAAATGGAGTCAGTGCTATGAAAGCGTGGTCACTCGAAGAGCTTGCGCTGCTGTGGCGACACTCAAACGCTGAAGTCGCGGAGATTACCGGCCGCAGCATTGAAGAGGTCGGAGATAAGCGGATGCAAACCAATATTGAGCGTAATGGCTGGGATGTTAACGATCCGGATCGGGAGGGTGTATGACCGATTACACCGGCAGCAACACGCCAGCGGATCAGCGCGACCTCTGGCGCACTCCACCAGCACTCTTCGCTTCCCTTGATGCTGAGTTCTGCTTCCAGCTTGATGCCGCCGCTGCGCCGCATAACGCCCTTTGCCGCAAGTTCATCACCGCCGACCAGAACACGCTGGAAACGCCATGGGCTGATTGCCTGAATGTACCTGGCTACGTCTGGCTGAACCCACCATACAGCGACATCACGCCGTTCGTTAAAAAGGCCGCTGCCGAGAGCACCAATCAGATTGGGACGGTCATGCTGGTACCGGCAGACACTTCGGTTGGCTGGTTTAAGGAAGCGATCCAGACCGCCAGCGAAGTTCGCTTCATCACCGCCGGGCGGCTGGCATTTATCAACCCGGTCACCGGTAAGCCGGTAAGCGGCAACAACAAAGGGTCGATGCTCATCATCTGGCGACCGTACCCGCGTACACACTGCCACTTCGCAACGGTGGACCGGGGCGAGCTGATGGCTTTCGGGGCGAAACTTCTCGCCCGCCGGGAGGCCGCATGACGCCAGCAAATGAAAACGCCGTCCGCGCCGCCAGCCGCCGATGCACCGAGGAAATCCAGCAGGCCATGCGCAAGAAGCCAAAGCCTAACTGGAACGAAACGGTGCCTCCCATCATCAACAAGCATCACAAGAAAATAGAAGCTCTGGGAGTTAGCCTCCTGGAGTTCGTCGTATACACAGGGCGGCTTAATCGCCGCTTCGGAGCAGACCAATGAGCAAAGTGACCTTTGTTGTAGATTTTGAGAATGGGAAAGAGCCAGCAGTGCATTCCCGCATGAACATTCTTGGCGGAGAGTTAGCGGCAGTTGCGTGGAGGGATGCGATTAAATCAGAGGTTGTTTCCGTTAAAGATGGCCTGCCTGCCCCTAATCAGCAGTGTTTGTTATTTGACGCCAACGGTGAGGGCTGGGTCATTGGCTGGCGCTCAGTTTGGCTTTCAGAATGCATGACTGAAACAGGTGACTGGGACTGGAGCTATCAGATCGAGAGCCTGGATGATAAGGAAATGAACATTACTCATTGGGCACCCACTCCTCTGGTGCCAGAGGCATGAAGGAACTAATAACCAGGTCGCTATCGCGGCCTTTTTTATTGCTGGCGTTCACATTCAACCGTATTAACCGACAGTTCCGGGAGCATTGACCATGGCCGATATCATCGATACCGCAGCAGAGATTGAAGAGCTTCAGCGTAACGCTGCCCTTTCCGCTCACCGCATCAACCGCAACGCGGTATCAGCTGAGCATTGCGCAGAATGCGGCGAGGATATCCCGGAGCCGCGGCGTGCTGCCGTTCCAGGCTGTCAAACATGCGCTGAGTGCCAGGGTGTTATCGAATTGAGGAATAAGCAGAGGGGGATCCAGTGAAAGAGCGCGGAATGATTTTTAACGGCGAGATGGTGCGCGCCATCCTCGACGGCCGGAAGACGCAGACGCGGCGCATCATGAAAAACCAGCCTGCCGGAGATTACCCCGACACCCCAGCCCTAATCAGAAGCGTGGACGGTGGTTTTCAGTGGTACGGACATTACGGAGAAAGCAGCATTTTCAATTGCCCTTTCGGTGCCGTCGGCGATCGCATCTGGGTGCGGGAGACGTGGGCAGAGGCTGGGGCCAGCGCGCCGGATCTGAAACTTTATCGCGCGAATTACCCTGAGCACGTTCCAACTCATTACGAGAATGTGCCTCCGGCTGATGAAATACGCTGGACACCTTCAATTCACATGCCGCGTTGGGCCAGTCGCCTAACTCTGGAGATTACCGGCGTGCGAGTGGAGCGCTTAGCTAGCGTCAGCTATGAAGACGCGGGAAAAGAAGGTTATCCGGCAAATCCTGCGCCTTACGGCGGAACCATGGATAAATGGCTGTGGTTCCGCGGTTTATGGGACAGCATCTATCCGGATCAAAGCTTCAAACACAACCCTTGGGTCTGGGTAATCGAATTTAAGGTGGTGCCCAATGTTCCAGCTAATTCAACGGGGTCAGATTTACGCTGACCAGCACGGTTGGCCCGTCATCATCCACAGCTTCACATCACAGATAGTCCGCTACTGGCGACAGGGTCGGATCAACACCGCTTCAATCGACCGCTTTAATAATGACTTTGAATACCTCGATCACCGTGAGGCGGCACAGATACGCGCCGAACTGGAGACGAGCGAGCACATTAAATCGCTGCGCGCCCAGCGTGCGGCGTAAGGAGAATTATGAGCACCATTCAGGACATAAGAAACCAGCTATCAACCCTGGTCACCGAGGCGCACAAAGTGGCGTGCTCCCTCGATATAGGTGATGAGCGAACCGAGGCTTTCGAGCTATACGAAGCGCTTCGTCGACTTCAACGCCAGGGTGCCGCTGGTGAAATACTTTCCGCAACAAACCCACTTCTCGCATCACCATATTACGACGGGGACTGGGACGAAGATGAAGACGACTGACGCAACTGATAGCCAGTTATGAGCTGGCTATTGGGTGCGAAAGCGCCACCTCACATCCCTTGATGTTATTGCCGCCTACGGGCGGCTTCTTTTTGCCTGGAGGAAATGCATGGTTGAGGCAAAAACACTGACAGCCAGACAGGCGGCCGATCTACTAATCACCTCACCGAGAACTGTCTACCGTCTTATCGACTCGGGGCAGCTGGCCGGGAAGAAGATCGGGAACAAATACCGCACAACCGACGTTGCCTGTATTGCGTATTTACATGACCCGCGCGATCCTGTTTCCGCGAGCGCGGGTGAACATAAAGGAGAAATTTTATGTCAATCACCCTCAGAGGCGGCGTCTGGCACTGTCATTTCGTTACGCCGTCAGGGAAAAGAATTAGACGATCTCTTGGTACGGGGGACAAGAAACAAGCGCAGGAGCTGCACGACAAGCTGAAGGCTGAAGCGTGGCGGGTTGATAAAATTGGGGAACTACCGACGAGGACGTTTGAGGAATGTTGCATCAGGTGGATCCGCGAGAAGGAGCATAAGCGGTCACTCGATGACGATAAGACCAAAATCGAATATTTCCTGCGGCATTTCTCCGGCCGGGATATTTCAACCATCACGGCTGATCAGGTTCATGAGGCTGTTTCGAAGATGGTCAACCGTAAGCATATTCAGGTCTGGGAGTCGCGCAGGGACGCGGCTATACGCCGGGGGAAGGAACCGCCTCCGTATGTTGAGAAACCGGTAAGCCAGGCCACAAAGAGTCAGCACCTTTCGTTCATGCGATCTCTGTTCAAGGCTGCGGCTAATGACTGGGGCTGGATTAAAACGGCCCCGGTTATAAAAACCAAAAAGCCGATCAGTAAACGCATCCGATGGCTGACCAGGGACGAGGCAGAACGGTTAATTGCCTGCATGCCGGAGTCGATAAAGCCGGTGGTGATATTTGCACTGGCAACCGGCCTGCGCCGCTCCAACATCATTGATCTGGAGTGGCAGCAGGTCGATATGCAGAGAAAGGTTGCATGGGTAAATCCAGAGAACGCGAAGGCGGGCAAGGCTATCGGCGTGGCTCTGAATGATACCGCATGCAGGGTGTTAAGGGATCAGATCGGGAAAAGTTCCAGGTGGGTATTCGTTCACACGAAACCATCAACGCGCCCGGATAAAACCGTCACTCCGGCTGTCCGCAAAATGCGAGTGGATGACAATGTCGCCTGGCGCATTGGACTGGAAAGAGCTGGTATAGAGGACTTCCGTTTTCACGACCTTCGGCATACCTGGGCGAGCTGGTTAATTCAGTCCGGCGTGCCGTTGTCCGTTCTGCAAGAAATGGGCGGCTGGGAGTCCATCGAAATGGTACGTCGATACGCTCACCTGGCACCGAACCACTTAAGCGAACACGCACGGAAAATTGATGCCATTTTTGGCAATCATGACACAAATACGACACAAGGAGAAAATCAGGCTGGCTTGAAACTGGCGTAAGTTACTGATTTTAAATGGCACGCCCTGTAGGATTCGAACCTACGACCTACGGCTTAGAAGGCCGTTGCTCTATCCAACTGAGCTAAGGGCGCACGGAGAAGAGTGTACTTCGCGGTGGTGAAACGCCTGGAATTATACGGTCAATGCGTAGTGAGTCAATGCCTTTTCCGCCTTCTCTGGCGATAATGACTAGCTGATTGTAAATACGGCTGTTTTTTCAACATTTATCCCTCTTTTACGGGCTGCGAAAAGGCTTAGCCGCTTTTAAGTAACGCCTGCTGTTTTCCTGTTTACTTCACCTTCACACTGTCCTGCGGTATCCCGGCCGCCTGGAGGCTGGAAGTGAACAGGACGACGGAGTGACAGCGCCAGAGCAGACAGGTTTTCCCTCGTGCGTGCAGCACATCTCACACGACATTACAGGCATTAAGCTTGAACCTATTGTCGCCCTCTCCTCTTCACGCGCGGTGGGGGCCGAAGTGCTCAGCGTGCTGTCGCCGCATCAGCAAAGCGAAAGCTTTTTCCAGGACTGGTCAGCCACCCGGGCGCTTGTTTTGCTGGAAGCACAGATCGCCGCGTTAAAAAACCCCTTCCCTTGTGACAACCTTTTCATAAATTTGCCGATAACCGTTCTGACCATACCGGAAATGTTCCAGCGTTTACTGCAACTTAACAGCCCACCGCTGAACATTGAACTCGTGGAACCTGCCTCGTTCTTTTCACTCTCAGACCCGGTACGTCAGAGGGTGAGTTGTGCGCTTCAGCAGTTGACCGCGCGGGGACACCGGATCTGGCTGGATGATATTGATGAAGCGTCAGGGCAAGCATTTTTATCCTGTCGCCTGCCGTTATGCGGAATAAAAATCGATAAGATCGCTTTCTGGCGTTTACGTGAAACGCCGGCGCTGACACAGCTGGTCACCCTTTGTTCAAAAATTGCTGCGAATGTGCTTATTGAAGGCATTGAAACAGAACGGGACCGTACATGCGCGCTTCATGCTGGCGCGCGCTTCGGTCAGGGATATTATTGGCCATCCTGGAGATGGCAGGAGGACTGA